GAACAAACTAAAAGAAGAAGCTGAAAACTGGATGAGAGACAAGTACTCGTATTTCAGTAAGAATATTTTATTTGACACATATCAAAAGTCTGCTATTGAGACTGCCATCTACCCTGATCAGTATAAGATACTCTACCCTGCACTTGGATTAGCTGCAGAAGCAGGTGAGGTAGCCAACAAAGTAAAGAAGCTGGCACGAGATGGTGAGGCCAGCCTACCTGAGAACTGGCGTGAGCAAGTAGCTGCTGAGATAGGTGATGTGTTATGGTACTGTGCTGCATTGGCGCATGACTTAGATATGTCACTGTCTGTAATAGCGGCCCACAATAAAGAAAAGCTTGCCTCACGTAAACAGCGGGGCAAGCTCAGTGGTAATGGAGATGATAGGTAGGTGTTAGTTACATCAGTTTATAGATTCCTTTTCCTAAATTAGCAGCTTCTATAAAGTGATTTACATTAGGTTGTTCCTCTTGCATTTCAAGTACACTTTTTCCGTATCTTTCCTGATACCATTCTTCTGCAATTTCTCTTTGTAAATTCGACAATTTAAAATACTTTGCACGATCAAAAGGCGTATACATCTTTTTATTTTCTTTTGATATTTTTGCTTCATGTTCCGCTACTTTTTTTGCAATTCCTCTATACACATTAAATAATTTATTTATCTTTGCTTTTTGTTTTACTCTACTAGCCGACTGATAATCCTTTTCAGAGATTATATCAGCTATTGATGTCTCTGCGTATTTACCTAGATATCTCTTGATAGCACTGTCTGCTTCTTTATCCCCTGTTTTTGGAGCTATTGTATAGCGTTTAATCCCAAACTTATCTAATTCTTTTTCGACAATATTTCGTGGCGATTCTGTTCGTATACCTGTTAATTGCCCCAGTGTAGAACTTCTTCTATACACAGGAGATTCTCTAGTAGGACTTTCTAATTCAGGAAGATGCCTAGATACAATCGGTATATCTTTTGTAAACTTGTTTGTAAAAGATTCAAAAAATCTATCAGCAACAGTCAGACCCTGATACTCATTAGACGTTCTAACAACTGCTTCTTCAGTATCATATCCTGCTATTATATCTCTCACAACTCTAGCAGGGGTATTGAAAGAACCAAATATTTCTCCGGTAAATTCTCCGGCAAGCTGCGATAAATTTAAATTAGCTTTATCTTGTCCAGCAATACTCTTAAATAAAGTATCCACTACATATCCACTAGCTCCAGTTCTTGCTTGAAAACCTGTTATTGCCTCACCAATGCCTTTAGCATCAGCCTCATTTAAATTACCATTAGCGGCCTTAACCATAACGTCTGCTATGGCTAGATATGGAGCCAAGGGATACATAGGTCTTAAATCTACAGTAGTATCTTCCCCAGTTTTATATTGATTAAAAGGAGTATCTTGGTTGTTAGCCCTATAAAGAATAGCTGCCCCTAACGCAGCCGTTCCCACTATTCCTTTAGAGATTTCTCCGTATGATTTTTGAATTATTTGGTCTTGAATAGCGGGATCATCGCTTAACTTACGTGCTTTTAATAGATTTCTTACACCCATTCCAAAACCAGCTAGTGAATAATCAAACTGCATTTGTAATGCACCCACCATAAATCTTGAAAAAGGTACTGGGCCAGTTAAAATAATAGGAGCAGATTCTATAAAATCTATAAAACCTCTACCAAATGTATCACCAACTTTCTCTCCACCTTTTTTAGGCATTCTTGAAAAAGTAAAGTATAAAGAGTCTTCTACTGATTTTTGCAATACTTTATCAGGTATTCTCCTACCTGAAGCAGAAAGCTCTTCTAGACTTTTAAACTGACCAATTTTAGTAGGTTTATCAACGATTACACCTGCCCTTCGCAATCTTTTATCTAAGCTATCTGTAAGTATAGCTCTTCTAAATAATAAATCTTGCGCTATGTTTAGCGTGTTTAGTTTTTCAGATACTTTCCACAGCACTTCGTCATCTGTTGTCTCTTGTAGAGATCGACTAAAGCGAGAAGCTAGAACATTGTTGTGTTTAAGCAAGGCATCAGCTAAGTCGGCAGTATTTGCTACATGGGATAACCTATTTAAAGAACCTATAGCGTCTCTAAAAATAGTTTTACCTATATGTAAAGGAGTACCCTTTTGTATCTCACCTGATGTAGCAGCATTAAAACCTTTACCATAGTGATACATGGCTGACTCTATACCATCAGCTATCATATGCATAGGTAGTCTAACACCGCCAGTGTACACGTTACGAACAGTCGTGGCTATTTGACTCACCATAAATGCCCTACGATTTCTATCAAATACTTTAACACTGTTATAAAAAGAACTAAATGGATTAGTTAACTTATTAACTTCGCTAGATGAAGGCAATAATTTATCTATCTCCTTTTGTTCAAGACCAAGGACTTTAAGTCTGTTTTTTATTGTCTTACCAATTTTACTTGCTGTGTTTAAATATGCGCCAGCATCAGAAAAACTTGCTCCCATAGCGTTAACAAATTGTTCTGTAGTTAGACCCGCTCTTTGTAATGCGGCTTTAAGAGTTGTGGAATCAACAGTTCCAGCAGGAATTGTATCAAAAAGTCCTTTATCTTTATCTGTACCGTATAAAATTTTTCGAGTTTGCTCGCTTACACCTTTTAAAGTTTTTTCTTTTTCACCTTTAGCTACAGTAGATTTAACTAACTTAGCTATAACCTCTGAAGCTTTATCATCTTGGTCTACTATTTCTCCAAGCTTACCAGCACGAGCAAGATCGTCTACCAAATCAGTAGCTACCATACCTACTCGTTTCATTAGTTCTTTTTTAAATGCCGCTTGAGCAACAAAATCTGCTTTTGAATCTACAGTAACTAGCTCTTCTAAAACTTCTCGACCCGCAGCTTTGTCAAATATAACTCCTGATTCAGTTCCTAGTTTATTACCTTCGGCTGCTAAAGAAGCTGCCTTATTAGATAATCTCTTTTCTCTTTTTGCATAATCAGCAGCTAATTTTTTTCTTCGTTTTGCCCTTTCCTTACCAGCCTGTAATATATATTTACTACCAATACCACGAGAAGCTGCCACACCACCCGCACCCAAACCTAATCCTATTACACCTACGGCTGCTGCTTGAGTACCACTAACCTCCTCTTGCATACCAGACAGAACTCTAGCTTCTTGCAATTTTAATGATTGTTGTGCAGCTAATCCTGACTCAGCCGCTATGCCAGAAGTAGCTATCAAGCCGGGTTTTGTTTTTAGCATACCTTTAATGCCATATTTTTTCGCTTCTTCAGCGGCAGCTTTTTTACCACCTTCAAGCATTGCTTTTGTTACGGCACGAGTAGCGGCTATACGTGCAATGGAACCTGCGCCTAATCCTATATAATTAATAGGATCTGTAATTAAAGCTAGTCCATAATCCCGTATAGCGGATACTACACTAGTTCCACCTTCTTCCCAGAAAGACGGAGCCTTTTCCATTTGAGAATATAGTATACCAAACTTCTTTCTCATTTCAGGTTTGGCTTCACGTACCCAGCTAAGTTGTCTTCCTAGATCAAGTGAATTAGTTTCAAATTCTCTTACATGAGATAGAAATCGTTTAACATATTCTTCGTTCGTTTCATCTTTAGCTTGTAATCCCTCTTCACCAAATCTACTTTCCTGATACTCGCGTAACATATTCATATAATTTTTATCAGACGCTAACTGTTCAAAGGTAACTTCATCACTTTCGTTAGGTTGAGTCCTAACAGTAGGAGTTATATCTTTGTCGTCATCTTTTTGAACAGATTTCATCCAGCTAAAATCTAAAGCAGTGTTAACTTTATCCTGCTCTTCCACTTTATCAGGCTCTATTACAGGTACTTCGGGCTTAACAGGACTGGGTTCAGTAGTACTTATTTGTTCTACTTTCTCTTCCTCTTTTTCAGGCTCAAGCTCCCGAATAGATTGCATCCAATCAAAATTTAATTGTGGTTCAGCCATTATATGATCAGTTCTATTGTTTAGATTTTAATGCTCTAATTTCATTTACAACAGCATTAATATCACTATTTGATACACCCGCCCCTTGTAAATCTCTCCTAAGTTGAGGTATTGATTTTACTTTATCTACTAATTGCCTAGCTAATTCTTTTGGTTTGTCTTGAGCCATTATAGCCGTTTTCTTTTTTTCTTCTTCAATTTGCTTTTTTCTTTCAGCAGCTTGTCGGGCTTCCTCAACCTCTGGTGTTAGTCTAGGGTTTCCATCTGGACCTAATCTAGGTGGAACAGGCGGCTTCTCTTTTGGTATTGGTAGATCATCTATAATCGTGTCTTCAGTTTTAGGTTTCGTTATCTCTGCTATTCTATTATTAATTGCGTCTTTTAGGGCTGGAAAAGCTTCTATTGTAAGTTGATACTCATCTCTTTTGAGAGAGCCATCTTCGTTTAGAAATTGACTAGCTATATTTTCAAAATATTTTTTTCTTTGTTCTTCTCTATAAGCAATAGCCTGATCACCTTTTAAATCTTTTTCTGTAACAAATGACGCTCCTTCAGCAGCTATAGGGGTCCACCCCATTCTACGGTCAAGTCCCAATAATCCATCTTTAACAGTACTAGACATGCTTGGAGCAGTTAAACCTGACGTAGATTTACTTGTTCTTCTTTTAATACGTTCAAGCGTCTTCAAGCTGTCTAACATATTATTTTCCGCTTTGTACCTTTCTTTAGCAGATACTTTTTCTCTAGTTATAGGATTTATACCTGTAGTAAATATTCGGGCATGATACTGAATATCTTCTTGTAGCTTTGGTAGACCAGCAATTACCTTGTTTTGTTTTTCGATACTTGAAATTAAACCTTCTCTATTTATTATAGCACCTTTAAGACCTTCAATATCTTCACGCAATCTAGATTGAAACATAGAATTAATCTTTTCATCCATTTTCTCACTAGCGTCATCCATGCCAAGACCCAGACGAGCAAGACCTGATGTATCTCTATAGCTGGTGCTAACTGGCTTAACTTCCATACGTATAGCCTTCATAGCTCTTTCTTTGTCAACATCACCAAACTGAGACAAGTCTATTTTATCAAATGCAATTTTATCTTTTAAAGAATAACTAGAATTAATCTTTCGTGTTTCATCTACATCATCTATATAGGCTTGAACTTTATCAATATCTCCACCTAACGCTTTATAAGCAGCTAGTCCTTTTGCAAAATCACCATCAAATTCATTAGCCAAACGAACAATTGCTTTCTCTGCACGAGTATCATGCTCTTCTGCTCTCTGTATCTTTTGTGCTTGACGAGTTTCCCAGAAGGTTCTTGCCCTACTCATGTCTTTGTTTCTCTGATCTATTGCCGATTTCAATGTAGCGTCTACAGATGTGACAAGCCCACTTAAAAGACCTGAACCAAAACTTCCACTAAAGAATCCCATTACCTTCTCCTTGCCATCAAGCCTACAGGCTCATCATCTTCAACGTCCATTTCAATAGGTTCTTCGTCTTCTTCTCTTTCACTTTTAAGATCAACGCCCTCTACCTCTTTTTGAAATTTAGAAACCATTTTAGCTAAGAAACTATCTCTTGTTTCTGTTGGGCGATCTAAACCTGTATTATATTCTATACCTGCAGCGTCACCGATTAACATAAGCATTTCCATTAATAATGGTAAAGTCATCATGCCTACATCAACAGTATGCAATCCCTCCATTACACTTGACATTTGCATTGTATTGGCAAGCACTGTAACAGGAACACCCATCTCTAGTATATCAGCCGCCTGAAGCATAAAATCTTCAGCAGACATGCGTTGCATATAATACTCAATAGCCTCATCTACTGTTGAATACTCAGGTGGATTCTGCCACGGCCTAGCACCTAACTCTGCAGTCAATGACTGTCCCGGTACAGGTGCGCTAAAGGAAGGTTGATCAGATAGTGCTACCATTTTTTATCTCATCTCTATGTCTACGTATTACTTGCATTTGTTTTCCAACACGAACAAGCGGGTTTGATACATCCATACCATTTTTTTGCTCAGTCTTTTTAGAAAGTAAACCTGTGCTAGGCTTTTCTGGTTTGTCTTCTGGTATATTTTCTATATCCATATTAAAGTAAGCACTTGCGGCTGGATTATTAGACCGATTGAAGATCATTTCTTAATTCCTTTTTAGGTTCTATTACCTTGTCCATAAAGTATTTTGTGATACGTTTAAGCAAGGGTTTGTTGTGTATAAAGTTAGCGTAAGCTTCACCATGTTTACTGTATAGTTTCTTAAACCATTTAGGTGCTTTGAACTCCAACCATACCCTAAACATATACCATTTTATGTTTCTATCACCGTACACTTCACGAGCTACCCAACACAGTATCCAAGCACTTCCAAGTGTTCCTATTAAACTACCAATAGCAGAACCTGCGGAACTAGAAGATTTTTCATCTGCTATTTCTTTTCTAGCGTTAGCGTCTAACTCAGCTACAGCTAAAGCACTAACACGATCAAGAGCGTTTTCAGCGGAAGTCCATGCCCACTCCATTGAATCACCGAAATACTGCCATAGATTTTGATATGCAGTTTTACTAATACTAAGTATGTTATTAGCATTAATTTCGTTAGCACGGTTTATAGCCGCAGTGTCAGCCAAAGCAATTTGCCTACGCCATTGAGCATTTGATTGTGCAATGATTAATCTGTTTTGAGCATTAAACTGATCACGTTGATTATTTAATTCTGCGTTAAATCTCTCTACTGTGTTTATTTGACCAGCGTTAAATTGTGACTGAGCATTAGCTTGTGTTGCATTAAATTGAGATACCTGTGTTGCAAGATTAGCAAAGAACTGATTAGTTTGATTTTCAGATGCTGCATTAAATTGAGCAGCGGCATTGATAGCAGCTTGGTCTGTAAACAAAGACTGCACAAGCTGCTGCTGCTTAAACAATTCAGTTTGCTGTCTGTTAGATAAGTTAGCCATATCCATTTGTAAGAATGACTGTGCATTTTGCACAGCAGCCTGTTGTCTATTATTTAAATTAGCTGCATCTAACTGGGCTAGAGCAGCAGCCTCTGCCATTACTAGAGCTTGCTTGTTAGCTAAATTTTGTAAATTAACTGTGTTAGCAATCTTGCTATTTTCTAATGCAACTTGTTGTTCAGCAGTAAAGTTTAAATTAGCTATATCACCAATGGTTGCAGCGTTTCTAACACGAGCTTGAAATGCTTGGTCAAACTCTTGTCCAATAAATGCTGCTCTTTGCTGTGCCGCAAGCATAGCACGTTGTTGTCTGTTTGACAAGTTAGCCATCTCAAATTGTGAGACAGTCTGTGCATCTGCTTGTGCAATAGGCAAGGCAGATTCAAGTGCCGCTTGCACTAGTGCCTGTCCAGCAACACTACTTGCACCTAATCCCCTAGCAGCTAACTGCCCTGCTACCCCTCTTAATGCTCCAGCAGCCCATGAAGGTGGATCTGCAGCGTCAAAGTCTTGTGTAAGTGTAGCAAGTTGATTCTGCACCATTGTTTTTGCAGATGGTGTAGCTTGTGCAGCTTGTATTTGCTCAGTAAATGCGGAGGCTTTTTCTGCATTAGCAACACCACTTATTAATTCGCCTTGTTGTATTTCTCGTTGAACTGGATTATTCATAAGAATACCAGTTCCTTGTTGAGCCTGTAACTGACTTACACTAGTTTCTGTTTGTTGGGCAGCAGTTACCTGCGCTTCTGGAGAAACAGTTCCTTGAGCAGGATCAAAGTCTTGCATTAGGTTAGCTACACCAGTTTGAGTGGTAGCCGCATCAAAAGTACTAGCGGGTGCTACGGGAGCCGCAACCGCTGATGTAACTCCTGCAGTGGCAGTGGGTACATTTATAGCTCCTGTTACTTGACCTGTTCCAGCAGCCATATCCTGATTACCTGTAATAGGCACAGTAGTAGGTGTCACCGTCCCCCCTACTGGTAAAGCAGGATTTAAAGCTCTGTTTGTCATATCCTGTGCAATGTTGGGTACAGTTCCTGTAGGTGTAGTAGCTGTTTCCGTGCCTGTCCCAGTTCCCGTGCCTGTTCCTGTGCCTGTTCCAGTATCTGTTCCCGTGCCTGTCCCTGTTCCAGTATCTGTTCCCGTGCCTGTTCCTGTGCCTGTTCCAGTTCCCGTGCCTGTTCCCGTGCCTGTTCCTGTTCCAGTATCTGTTCCCGTGCCTGTTCCAGTTCCGACTGCAGCTTTAGCTTCAGCTAATTCAGCATTAAGTGTATCAAGTTGTGGTCGGGCTACATTAGCATCAAGTATCCCATCGCCTATATCCATGCGGATTGAATCGATATCATCTTGTATTTGACGTACTGTTCTAGCCATATTCTTTTTTCCTGTAGGAATAGCACTATATGAAGCAGGTCTAATTAGTATTGGGGGTGCATCTAATATACCCGGACGAGGGTTCCTAAGTTCATATCCTTTTGATTTAGCATAGTTCACGAAGTCCTGAGTATAACCTTGAGTAGCAAATGTGGGGAATTGCTCTCCTCGTTCTTCATATACATAAAAAGGTTTATTGTAATCAGAAAATTCTTTTTTTAAATCAGAAATTTTTCTTTCTTTAGGAATGTCGCCATAAATGCCACCCTTAGATCCAAAAATTTCAAGTTCTGTTGCCATAATATATTATTTCCGTAAAGCTTGATCTAACTTATCTTCAACACGATGAAGAGCTTCCATAACTCTATTTAAATCTTCTCTTAGTTCTATTTTAGTGGCGTACTCTTCACGGGTTTTATTTACTAATATGTCAATTCGTTTAACTTCAACTAAAAGAGAACGGAACATCCAAAATGCTGGAGCTATTACTAACGTAAGTATTACATTCCAAAACATCATGCTAGACATTTCCATTCTCTTTTTCCTTGTTGTAATTAAATGCTAAGAAACTTTTTGTTCTTCAGTTTCTTCAGTGTTCTTTTCTAGTTCTTGTATAAGAGCATTAGTAAAAGAATTTAAACTAACTTGAACTTGATCTAATTGAAACTTAAAGTTACCTGCCTTATCTTGCAAGTCTTTAATTTGAGCTATCAAATATTTTTGTGTATCACTTAGATCATTTTCATTATAATCTGTGCCATTTATATTTATGACATTACCTACTTTTTCCATGTTTATCTCCATTATATATTATATTACATTAATTGATTTAGATCAATTTTATTACCAAGGCTTACCAGAACCTTGTTTTGGGGTTGCTTTTTCTGCAATTTGACCAGCAACATTAGCTTCTATTGAAGTTACTTCATCAGAACCCAAAGCGTCTTTTGCCCAACCTATTGCTTGTGTTTCTGTTATTTCTGAGTAAGAGGTAAAACTAGATAGATCATCTGTTGGAATAACAATAGAACCATAACATCGTCCCGTATTTCCATTTGAATCTTTATCTGCACAATTCCAATGTACAGTAAAAACTACGTTTGTTTTACCTCCATGACTTTTGTAAAAGTCAAGACTGTTGACTGTCCATGTCGCTGCCATTTTTTTCTCCTTATTCTAGCAAGCCATTAAAACGCATGGCACAAGATAGCTACCATCGCTGTAAGTATGTGAAACATTTATGCTGGTGACTTTCGCGATAGTTTTGCTGCGAACAATGTCATCGCCTTGTGGCTTGGCTGTCCCATCACCAGCACTCATCAGCAAGTCACCTCGTGCCACTGTTGTGTCACTAGCAATACGAATAACCATATCTCCAGTCATTGCGATATTCATGTCATTAACACAACTTTTACCGTAAGGATCATTGAGTTCTTCCTCTTTATCTTCATTGAAATTGACAAACACCCCAGCTACATTCGCATCACCTTCTACAGAAGATACAGCCATGCAGTTTAATTGTTCGTTATTTTTTGTTTTGCCATCCTCACTGGTCCAGACAGCCATCTTGTCAAGATTGGTCATGACCGTCCCTTTAAGCAAGCCGTCAATACGGTTTCCGTCCGCAGCTTGTGACCAGCGTGACAAGTGTCCACCATTGTAACTTACAGTGCTGCCAGATACGGTAATGCTACCCTCAGAGGTGTTATCATGCCTAAAAGTGACGAGCGTTCCATCGCTGTCTTGTCGGTTGACATGGAGGGCTGCTCCCGTGCTTGTCGTACCTAGGAAGCTGTTGTCGGCGGTATGTGTTTCAACGCCGGGACTAGTTAACCCTGCTGCTGTCTTTCTTATCAAAAGGCGTCCAGAAGTATCAAATCGAGCAATTTCAGTAGTTGTATCGTTTGCTCTATCTAAGTTATTAAATGTAAAAACCGCAGCACTAGGTTTATTAAACTTATAGTTTGCTGATCCAATTCCTAAGCCATAAAAATTCGTTCCGTCATCGTAAAGACCAAAGACTTTGTTGGCGACAAGTGCGCCAAGAGATAATCTAGCGGCAGGGGCTTGAGCGCCAATGCCAACATTACCTGCTGCAGTAATACGCATACGCTCTGTATTATTAGTTCCAAAAAGCAGTGGATTGTTGGATACATTCTTTAATGTAGATCCACCGTTGGATGCTACAAGTTGAACAGTATCTGTACTAACAATCTGAATTACACCAGTATTACGACAGTCTATATCAACACTACTACTTGGAGATGAAGTCCCTGCACCTATTGAGCCAGCAAAAAATGCAGAGCCATCACTTTTAACAAAGTATTGAATTGCTCCTCCTGTAGAACGGCCTTCAAAGAATTTATAATTACCGCCTGTACTGGTTGTTTCACTCTGCACTCTAACAAGAGTTTCAGTGTAGCTGGTGTTGGTTGCGTAAACCCCAACTCCTACTTTATTTTCAGATGTGCCTTGATAAGATAATAATTTTTCAGGCCATACGTTTGCAGTATGGCCTATTAGAACATCACCATCGCTTTCAACTCGCAATCTCTCAGTATCAGATGTTGATATTCGGACCAAGCCTGCGTCTCGATTAGCAATTTCAAAATCTGCTGATGCACCAGCAAAAGTATATCCTATCTTTACACCATTTGTTACAGCAGAATCTGTACGATCAAAAGATATCCTTGCTACGGGGTTTGCAGAACCAGTGTCTTTTATTGTTAGAAAGGCGTCGTTTGTTGCACTTGTTGTTCCTATTTGCACACGGCCTGATGAGTCTATCCTAACTTTTTCGTCAGCGTCGTCTGATGACCCTGTTTTAAAAGCTAAAGATGTAGCATTTGAATCGGCTGCAAAATCACCCTCTGATACAGCTTCTATGCCAGCAGCTACCTTTTGAGCATCACCAGTTTCTTGCTCATTAGGAGCTTGAAAATTAATAACCCCTAGTTTATCGTTAGCTTCAATATTTAATTCGCCTGTTTCCAATGTAAGCACGAAAGGATTATCATCGCCCGTTGCTACTGATTTAAATTTTAAACCATCATCAGGGTCGTGCGTAATAGTTATGTCACTGTCCGAACCAAAACTTAAAACTGCATCATCAGAGTCTAATTTAAGATCGTTACTAATTGTAACAGCCGTAGACGCATTAAGATCAATAGTAGCCTCTCCATCTATACGGAGAACACCATCACTACTTTGTTGAATGAAGCTGGCTGCATCGCCAAAGGTCAATTTATTCGTAGAATTAAGAGTTAGCCCTGTGCCATCAGTGTGTGTAAGAGTTGTATCGTTGTCTGCGCCAAACCCTAGAACTGCACTATCAGAGTCTAATTTAAGATCATTACTTACCGTAACCGCTGTTGATGCATTGAGGTCAATGGTAGCTTCTCCGTCTATTCTTAAAACACCGTCGCCACTCTGCTGTATAAAGCTAGCTGCATCACCGAAGGTTAATTTATTAGTAGAATTAAGAGTCAGTCCTGTGCCATCTGTATGTGTGAGAGTAGTATCATTATCTGCTCCAAATCCTAAAACGGCAGAATCAGAGTCTAATTTAAGATCGTTGCTAACTGTAACCGCTGTTGATGCATTAAGATCAATAGTTGCTTCTCCATCTACTCTTAAAACACCATCACCACTCTGCTGTATAAAACTAGCTGCGTCACCAAAAGTTAATTTATTAGTAGAGTTTAGAGTAAGACCTGTACCATCTGTATGCGTGAGAGTAGTGTCATTGTCTGCGCCAAATCCTAAAACGGCAGAATCAGAGTTTAATTTAAGATCATTGCTAACAGTAACCACTGTTGATGCATTGAGGTCAATGGTAGCTTCTCCATCTATGCGAAGAACTCCATCGCTGCTTTGTTGAATAAAGCTAGCTGCATCACCAAAGGCTAATTTATTAGTGGAGTTTAAGGTAAGACCTGTACCGTCAGTGTGTGTAAGAGTCGTATCTTGATCGTCACCAAAAAGTATCTGCGCCCCATCCGCTAAGTACAAGTCACTAAATTCTAAAGATGCAGTACCTAATGTTGCGCCATCAGAAGCATCAGGTACAAAAGATGTTTCTGCTGTGATAGTTGTTCCTGTAATCGCAGCGGCAGTAGACGCACCTATCACAGTATTATCGATGTTACCACCATCAATGTCTACAGCGTCAATGTAGCCAGTGCCATCAATGTACAAATCTTTAAACTGAAGTCCTGAAGTTCCTATATCAAGTGTATTGGTAGTCTTTGGTTTAATTTCAGTGGCTGAAACTACAAAGTCTTGGACAGGGCCAACTACCGTTACAGGCGCACCTTCATCCGCAGTGCCATCATGTGTATGACCCGTAGTTTCTACGAATGCAGCTTCAATTGCGTCAAACTCGCCATCAAAATCCGCTGCGTTAATAACATTACCATCTGCAATATTATTTGAAGTATCATTTCGAGTATATCCATTACCCATAGTTTTTACCTTCTATCGTTAGTACCGTATTCTACGGTGAGTGCATCTAGTGAAAATGGTGGATCTGTGCTATCTGAATTAAATTGAAATGAAACAGAGAAACCAGAACCTATTACCTGACTTGAAAATAACTTTTGAAGCTTACCACCGTAAGTAGTTGATCCAAAAAACCCAGTTCCATAAAATCCTACTTGACCATCACTATTGTCAAAAGAAATTGAATTAGGTTGAATAATGTCTTTTGCGTCAAAATCAAGTTTTAAACTTGTGTCAAAGTTAACACTTCCTTGCGGATCTGTATATAAAAACATTTTATAAAAAGTTTTTCTTACTCTAGGATCTGATATTGGCATATGGGGAGTAGCAAAAGTAGTGGATATATTTGACCCATCAAAACTATTTCCACTTTCCATTTGATAAACATATCTATCATCATTTGCAAATAAGACTACTTCTGTTTTACCATTATAATTACTGTCTGCTGCGTGAGCTTTTATTCCTCTAGTTTCAGAAAACCCCATATTAGCACCACCCTGTTCAGCAAACTGTGTTGCTATAATGCCTTGAGCATTTTCTTGTGTATAATTCGTGTTAAAACCTAATAAACGATATTGTGATTTTTCTCTTATAACTACACTTATAAACGAAGTATTATCACGAATAAAGTTAGTCATATTATCTTGTATTATTTTTGAAACAGAGGCTAAACCAAAATCACCTATACGTTCTGTAGCACTTAACATTCTTAATCCATCTGGTCCTAAGAACATTACATCGCCACCAATTTCTTTTATTGTATCTCCTTCTAAGCATCCTATGTCACTAGCAATAGGTTGTAATCTATAATCTGCTACACTATTACCAACGAGTTGTTGTATATTAGTTTCTGTAAAAATAATTAATTGTTCACGAAATACTATTAAGCCAGTTACAGTAGATCCTACGTTAATACTCCCCCCACCTGTAGCAACTGAAAAATCATTGTCAGTATAAGGTGCGGTAAAAGTAACAGTAGATCCCTTTGCAAAAAACAAAGATTTTTTAAAGTCTGTTACATGACTTGCAGATATTACTTCTGCTGGTGCGCTGTCTAAAACAGTAAATACACTTGAGTTATATAAAGCTGGAGCATTAGCCCCATCCACTATAGCTATTTTTTCTGTGCCTGAAAAATTATATTTTGCAAATCTAGTCTTTACAGCACCATCTCTGCTAGTTGATAAAAATGTAATTGCTGCATCATCAGCAGGGCTACTAGCTAAAGAAGGATTAATACTTAATGTTGCTCCCCCCGAAGATACACTAGCGTCAGCAGTAACTGTGTAGACTAAATCAACACTGTTTATTTTAAAAACATCTCCTGCTTGTGGTGCAGAAGTAAGCCCGTCAACGATTAAACTTGTACCTGTTTGACTAGCACCATTAACTAATACTGTGCCGTAGTTTGGTATATTTATATGTGTAGTTCCTGATCCTGATGTTTTAAATATATCATCGTTAATTGCAACAATAGCAGAATCTTCCCAACTTGCTATCCCATTTATTAAATATTTGTTTGTAGTAGTTGCAAAAGTAACTGCTGCTGCATTAGCTGGACTTGAATTTAAACTACTAGTTAAAGTAAGAGTTGCTCTATTATTAGTAGAATCATATGTTACGCCACCACTTGCTATAGTATACGTACCAGACACACCTGTAATAGTTAACGTATCCCCTACTACAGGGGTTGTGTGTATGTTTCCAATTACAAGAGTCGTACCTGTTTGACTAGCCCCATGTACAACAGGAGAACCGTATGGAGGAATTTGATTACTATCATATTTACTGAAGCCTTCAATTCTTCTATATCCACCCTCAATTGAAGGTTCATAGTTACGTAGTATTCTAGCACTTCCCGGTGCATTAATACCCTGCTGCAAAGGACTTAGATTTGTAATTAAACCACCCTTAAATTCAATAGGATATGTTTGCCATCTATCTGCCATTATATACTATCCAAGAGGTAATCTAGAGTAACCTATGCGACCACCACCGCCTGTATTTTGAACTATCATGTAAGATCTTACATAATGGTAACGATTAATAAGTAGGGAGCGCATACTCTTAATACCATCATCGAATTTTTGTTTAGATAATTGTGCGTCTTGAGTATTGCCTCTAAATAAATAAGCATAATACATAGCACCATCTACAATAACATGCTTAAATCTTTCCGGTATTTCTGGAACATCATCATGTAATTCTAAATCTACAGGTATACGGTAATACTCATATACTACTGTATACGCTTTATCTGGGGCAGGAGTCATAATATACTCAAGAGAGGGGGAATGAACAACTCTACTTGGCACACCCCTATTGTTAGTTGAACTTGCGTACTCTTGAGATACATGTTTTTCTAAGTACTCTTCATACGCGAGAGTAGGTAATTTAACAGTTGAGTTACCCAATGAACTATTTTCTTTAATTCTAAATGAATCAAAATCAACTGTTTTAGAATCAGCAGGAAATAAATATCGAGAAGTACCTGCCGTTAATGTATCTTCTTGTTCAACATGATTAAAAGGCCACTGATATTCCGATTGATTAATATAACGTAACGAAGAATTAACAGCGTCTTTTGCATGAGCATAAAAACCATTAGCTGTGCTAAAATTTGAAGATGTAAGCTCAACTTCATTTAGTCTTCTATTTATATCGTTGACAACCCCTAAAAAATTATAAGCCATTATTTTTCTCTTATAACAAGTTTTATAGTACGTTCAGCAGTGCTTCCTGTGCTATCTACCATGCTGCACGTAAATGTGTACTCTCTATTATTAACTCCACCACCTATATTAATAGTTGCAACGGTTGTTGTATTTGATTGAGAAACATTTTGTATGTTATCTGTAACTGAACTTCCAGATGCAGTTGTTAATGTTTGACCTGAAGCAAGCGTGGTTTTACCTATTTCTGAAGTTTGCACAGACCACGTAACAGAACTAATAGTAGCAGTGCTTAAAAATCTAGACCAATCTACACTATAATCTAATTGTTCGTCTTTATCTTTAGAAGGCCATTTAAATGACATTAGGCTATCTCCGTAACATGAACAGTTCTTTCATTTGATGTAGACTGTTTTTCTATATAAATAATTCTATTTTCAAATTTTATTTTTACAGTGCGATCATTAGATGTACTGCCACGAGGTATTAACACTTTTCTATTTTCAAAAGGTATATCTACTGTTCTTTCTGCTGCTGTAGACATTAAGCTGCTCTTGGTATTTTAACTGTTCTACTTCTACTATATTGATTTCTAACAGCTTGAAAATCAAATACTACTGCATTTTGAGTTGTTGCTCCTATGCTACCTATAGCAGATACAGAATCTAATTTCTCAGATACGTTTTCAGATACAGTATTTATTGCACCTGTAGCTGAAACACCTGTTAAAGATGCCGTAATAAAAGCGTTTACTTCTCCTATAAAACCTGTAGCAGATACTGCATCAGAAACAATTAAAGAATCTGCTTGCGGTACGATAGTTCCGATAGTCCCTGTAGCAGACACTCCTGTAAGAGTAGCATCTAGATTGACTACTCCATATTTAGAAGTTCCATAAAGACCAGAACCGTATCGTGCTGAAGATGCTATTACAGCCATAAATTATGCTATTCTAATTACTGCCGTTGACGCTCCAGCAGCAGGAAATCCAATTGTTAAATCACCAGCAGTTGCTGAAACCGTTCCACCAAAGCTAATTGTGCAAATAGCTTTATTGCTTTGGCTTGAGTTATAAATAATACAACCGTCTGTAGAGACGGTTACATTGGAAAAAACTTCATCTGTAAAGTCTACAATAGCTGTTGTTCCGTCAATAGAGATAGAAGCACCATCTAGAACTTGTCCTCCTGCAGAGTAATTTGTTCCAGACGCTTCATCACTATTACCAGTTACGTCAGAATAATTTGTAGTAGCTGCTCCATAAGTACCAGAGGGACTAGCTTTAATGAGAGCAAGCTTAATGCTATGTGTATCTAAATCGTGAGTGCCACCAAGAAGCTCTGATTTAAAAGAGGTACACATTGCAGTAGTGATTGCCATCACTTATCTCCTTAATTCATGTGCATATGGAGGTGGCATTATACCACCCCCATACACTTTAATGAACGTCTAATTAAGACGCTTGATCACGAGAAACTTCAACTGCAAGTTCTTGTGCGCCGTTTGTATCAACAACACCAGCTAAAACTCTCAGACGACCTTCCGTTACGTCAGCAGAAGATGCAATTAATTTAACATCAATTGTATCTGTCGTAGTTACATGCTGCGTAAAGGTAATAGTACCAGAGGTTGTCATTGCAGCCCCGTTAGATCCCGAAGCAAGAAAACCTGTGCTAGTAACGTCACCACCATCGACAATGTCATCACCTGCGGCAAAGTCAATGTCTACAGTTGGTGAAGTTCCGTTGAAAGCTTTAAGAACTTCTGCTCCAGCAAATAGTACCATTGTATTAGCAGGAATTTCAAGAAGTTGAAATATATCACCGTTTGTACAAGAATAATCAGTGATTTTCTCAATGTCAAGAATTGCCTCAACAATACGTAAATTTAAGCCACTTCTACTTGCAGGAAGCGCAGCGATTGAGTTGGACGCAACGCCAGCAGTAGCAGAGGAAGTCATATCAAATGTAGCCATAGTTCAATCCTCCCCTTAAATTCCAGAAACATATATGGCATTAACAAGAGACTCAGGACGGAGAATCTTGCGACCATATAAATGCATACCACGAACAATGTCAGCGAAGCTGTCAGGGTCACGGTAGGTTTCAGTTTTGTTGATTTGCTCTGCAGTAGCAACCGCACCAGAATGCCCAGCAACAAGAACACCAAAATGGGTGCTACCTGTAGCCGTTGCCCCGGTTGGGCCATTACCTTTTTCAGGCAAGTTATTTGACATATAAACTTTGAAACCATGAATGTTGTTGAAGACTAGCCCGTTCTGCAAGCCAGACCCACCAAAGTCAGAATCTAAAAGACGAGAATCTTCATCTTTCAAAAGTTCTGCAAATACAGGGTCAACAACAAGCCAACGACTAGCAGTATCAACATTTTGCTGATCAAGCTTACGAGACATACGAGCAATAACTTGAAGCGGCGTAGCATTAGCCGTTGTTGTATTCAAAGAATCACCACCCGTACGTGGTTTGACTACGATAGAGTTCCCTGAAGAACCACCGTTAAAGTCACTAGCGTCCAGTTTCATGCTGGTAAGAAGTTCATCTGATCCAGCCGTATCAACCGCTTTGCTGCCATTGACAACATCGTTAGCGGTATCAGCACGGCTGCTAATAGCAGACTGTTTAAAACCAGAAAGATAACCAAGTACGTCTTGGTCAAACTGATCAGCAAGTCGATACGCCGCACGATCTGACGCAACCGACTGAAAGTTCACATGACTGTGAGCTTCTTCAATGTCATCAACCTTGAAAGCAAAGTAATTAGCTTTGTCAATCGTAAGGCTGAAGTCTTCATCGTCAAGGTCTTGCGGCGTGATTTGAGTACCACGAGCATATTCCTTAACTGTAATTTCGGGTTCCTTGATAATCTTAACGGAATCACCCATATTGGCAATCTCACCAAAGTAATCGTTATTGGTGATCGCCTCAACAACAGATGCCTTGCGGAAAGCAAGTTGCACCTGTTTGCTGTAAATGACGGGTGAAAAATTGCCGTTAGGAAGATTACCATACCCAGCAGCGGTATTAAATGCCATTGTATAATCTCCTAGTTTAGCATTATTACAGATGCAAACTAACCAGACTCATCAGGGGCTGATTCACTACGGGTGCATTATAGTGTAAGTTGGCCTACCTACATAATAACGGGCCGTGTTCGTCAGGTAATCCGAAAGCTGAATGTTGTTTGCTTGACAGTAGTAAATGTGATAGCTACTCACATAGACTACTGATGACTATAGTTATACTTACAGATAACTATTTGTCAACTGTTTTTATCTGGCAGAACCAGATACATCATAGACAAACTTACCAGAACGGATAGCTTCCATGATCTCTTCAGAATGTTGTTCATATTCATGGGCAGACATTCTTTGAACTTCAGATTCACGTAGATACGTAGACCTTTCATCGTCTTGCGGTTTACTACGTGAAGTTTTTGTTTGCACAGACTTAGCTGCATCTTTGCCCGATGATTTCTTTTTGCTAATACCTTTATCCGATTTGTACAGATCTATAGCTCGTGCAGCAGACTTTGCATCATCATCGTTTTCGTACAAAGCATCTTGTACCCAACGAGGTTGCTCTTCAGCCCACGTATGGAAATCATCACTGTCTCTTATTTCAGCAAAGTCAGGATGTATTCTTAATAACTCGGCTTCTGCCTTTTCTTTTTTAGCAGTGTACTCAAGTTGATCAACTTTCTTTATACGTTCTTCTAATGCAGCAGCTTGCTCTTTTGCTTTTTTAATAGCTATGGTTTCTACTATAGCTGCAACATCAGGATACTCAGATGCCCATTCTTCTAATTCTTTTTCAGAACGTGGCAATTTAATTTCTTTTTCTGACGCAGCTTTAAGCTGTCTTTTAAGATCATCAATCTGAGTTTGAAACTCTTTTTCTTTTTCTTGTGTATGACGGCGTAAGTCACCATATCTTTTCTTAAATGTTTTTTCTTCAGCAGAAGTAGGCTCTTCTTCTTTGGCTTTTACCTCTTCTGTTTCCTCCTCTGTTTCTCCACGTTGAGCTTTTAACAATTGCTCTAGTTCTTCTTCTTCTTGTTTTATTTTATCATCTCGTGAATATGGTTTTGCCATAAACGCTACTTTAGTTTCGGGCTTTACTTCTTCAGCCATTATTGTATCAGACATTGTGTCTTTCTCCTGTAGGGGCTAACCGTAGCCATGTTAGTAGGGGGGTTAGGTAGCCAACATATATAGCTGTTTAACGTGCAGCTAGACCACGTTTTGTTATATATCTCCCATATCTTCAGCGGGACTTTGACCAGTATCTGGATTTGCACCGCTATCTTCCATTTCATCTCTTTCGTCTTGACTTAATGTTTCTTCTTTAGCTTCTGCCGCTGCTTCTGCCGCCGCTGCTGCTGCTTGCTCTGCTGCAGCCTCCTCTTCTTCTAATTCATCATCAAGTGCTATTTCCTGTTTTGTTCTATCTTCTCCCATATCCATTAAGTCATCAAAATCTCTATTTGCTTGTTCATCTTCATAATCTTGTTTAGTTTTACCTCCTACAGCTTCAGCATATTTTCCATAGTTATCAAGTGTCTCTCTGTCCATATCTTGTAAACTTTGTGGACCTTGAGGACCACCATACCATCCTGTATCAAATGAAGTAGAAAGCTCCTTACCCCAAGAACCTATACTGTTGAAACTTGGTAGATCATCGTCTGGTCCCGTAGCCTGACCTATTATTCTACCTGTTACATCTACAGCCATAGCAATACCACGATCATTAAAAATACCGCCTGTTGCTGCGTCTATATCTCCCGGTTTATTGCCATAGTTTCCTGATAAAGAATCAACTCCTAATGCCCCTGCAATACTTGCTTGAGTTTGAGCAGAAGTTAAATTACTAATTTGATCTAACTCTGTTTGACTAAGTTGATTTTGTGGTTTTCCAAATACTTTAGATGCTAAATCTGTTATACTAGGTATATTAACTCCAAGCATTTCCTTTGCAGCTAAACCTACTACTGAGCCTATTGCCCCTATAGGACCGCCCAACGCAAAACCTAATGCTACTTTAGCCATAGGACTTTTATTTAATTCACTTAAACTAAGTCCAATTTTATTTTGTACAGATTTATCTTTTGATACGCCTGATGCTACTTCTCCGGGTGAAAGACCTCCGATGTTTGCCTGATTTTTACCTGTAACTGTTACAGGATCTTCGCCATCAGTTTCTTTAGGTGTCACCGTAGTTGTTGTAGTTGTTACTTCATCAGATTCAACAGAATCTGTTTTTCGTGGTCTATAACCTTCAGGCACTGGATAAATAGGTCTACCCTGTATAAAAGGTATAGTTAATATATTACCTGCATCATTTACATATTCTCTTAACTCGTCGTATTTACCTCCAGATGAAATTAAATAATCTTTAAATCTAGGAGTAGTTTGTCTTTGTTGAATAGGCACAGGCTGTATTACTGGAGGTGTGTAACCTGTTTGTTGTTGATACGTTTGAGGGGTAGGTTGTATATTAAATTGACTTGCTACAGTAGAAGGTTGTTGTGGAATAGAAGAAGCGGCAGGTGGAGGTGAAAAAACAGTTTGACCCGGAACATATGGCTGTACTGGTGCGCCCACAACAGGTTGCACATAGCCACCTACTTGATAGTTTAACGCTTCTTGTTCTTTTTGTCCACCCTCTAATAACGTATCATCTGGTAATGTTGCTTCTTCTGAATTACCCATCATACCCATTTGTTCCATGCGCTCTAGCTTAACTTTAGCTTCATCTACAAGCTGCATCATCTTATCAATGCCATGAAATCTAACAGCGTAAGCTGGCATAACAAACTCACCCTCGCTTAGATTAGCAGGAATATCGTCACGTACTTCCTCTTTTAATGAACCTGTAGGCACTTCATTGCCAGACTCCATATCTATTTCACCGCCTTGATCAGCCAAACCTCCTTCTTGAAATAGCTCCATCTGCTTTGACATTGTTTTTTTATTCATAGCCATGCCACCTTCATTAAAAAGTCGTATGTTTGTTTTTTTAACTTTGCCATTTTTTTCTATCGTATCATAAACTGCTAACTGTTTTAATTGTGTTATTGTCGGTTTCTTAATATTTTTAGCTAAAACTAATGGGCCTACTTGAATAACTTCATCTGCTTCAAATACAGGTGTGCCAGTTTCTTTATTGTAGAAGAAACTACCTCTGTAAGGATTCATTCCTACTTGAGTCCATTCAGGATCGTCTATTAATTCTTTTGCCAAAGCTACTAAATCTTCAGGTTCAGACTTTACATAATCTCCTTGTATACGAGCTATAGTTGCTTTACCCATACCTATATCTTTTTGTTCTTTTGGACTAAATCTTTTACCTCTTGCGATATTCAAAGCGTCTTTAGAATCGCTAGTAAATTCAATATTTTTTAATCTAATTGCCTGACCATACCCTTTACTTCGTCCTTTTCTTCCTTTTTCATGTATAGAAACTACCCATGTATTGAATCTATTATAAGAGGGAATATCTAATCTAGACGCTACTCTTTCACCATCTTTTAAATCAAATCCTTTAACTTTTAAAACTCTGCTTCCATCTTTAAAAGCTTTTTTACCCAATGCTCCTACAACTTCTGTAACGCTAGGAATTAACTCATCTACATCTTCTTTAGTGTAAGTTGATGTAATAGGTAACTCATTTTTTATTATTTCTCTAGCTTGTTTTGATGTTATCTTTCTTTGGTATAAATCTTCAGCCGCTTGTTTTGCCAACTCAGGATTTTCTTGTCTTTGACTACCCCCTACTTCTGCTTCTTTATTATTTTGCCATGCTTTTAACTTTTCTGGATTAGCAACTAATTCTTCTGCTTGTGTAATATCTTCTTCTTTTGATATAGCCGTAGATATAGGGGTTTCTTCTATAGGTTCATCAAATATTTCTCTAGCTACGGGTGCAGGTGTTTCCTCTACAGGAGCGTCTGGTATTTCTCTAGCCACAGGTGTAGAAGTTTCCTCTACAGGAGCGTCTGGTATTTCTCTAGCCACAGGTGTAGAAGTTTCCTCTACAGGAGCGTCTGGTATTTCTCTTGTTTCACGTTTAGCTGTAGAAGAAAACAGGTCTTCCATTTCAGAAGCTATTTCTTTTCCACCTTTTGATATAAGTCTAGCTAGTCCCGCTACCATTTATTTCATCCCTAAGTTGCTTTAACTTACGTAAGCAATTTATAGCCCCTTGTGATCTGTGAACAATTGTCATGTTATCACCTTGCTCAAGAGACTTGTGTTCTTGTGAAATTAATTCATCAAGATAATCATTGAATGCTTGCCACTGGCGGTTGTTGCTGACCAGCGGCTTGAGCTTGCTCAGTATTTCCTTGTGCATTTCCTGTAAATCCTTGTTGACCCGGACCCGGAGCCATACCTGTTCCTATAGTGCCACCACCTGCACCTGTCGGGTCCATAGCGTCTGCACCTGCTGGAGGTGGACCGCCTTGTGCTTGTTGCTGCTGCATCATGCCTTTCATTACTTCAGCTTGAATAGCAGCGTCACCCATGTTGTTGGTAACTTTGTCGGGGTCTAAGTCCATTGCCTTTGCAATCTCTCTAATAATATAAGGAAACTTTGCAAATGGTGCAAGGGCTGGACTACTTGAGATTTGTAAGAACTGCATGAGTCTTTGACTTCTTACTTCGTTAGCCATGAGACTTTCTGTGCCTCTTGCTTTTACTTCTAGATCACCTTTAATGTCAGGATCAAAGTCAAACTGCATATTAAATCTAAACAGACCTTCACCTAACGGACGTAAAAGATAATCGTCTACGTTTTTAATTACATTTTTAATACTACCACTGGCAGCGTTCATCAACATTGATATACCACTGGCGGTTCTACCTACACCTGCCACACCTGTTTGACCATGTGCGAATGATGGAAAGCCCGTGCTTTCATCTGCAAGTTGTCTTGCCTTGTCAAACATCATCATGTTTTCACTGGACACGTTTGGATATTTAGTTCCAAATATTGCCTGTCCCGGTGCGCCACCTTGCCTTCTAAATACTTTGCCGGGATACAAAGCTAAGTCTTGCCCCGGCACTAAGTTTGTTTCATCTACTTCAACTAATAAATTACCAGACAATACAGCATTGTCAACAGCCATACGCATAAAGCCATTCATCAGAGTTTGTGTATCGTCCATATTTTCAGCAAGACCAATACCAAAGAAGCTGTATGGATTAAGTTCATATGGAGCAGCCATGTAAGGAATACGAGCAGGTTTAAATGGATTAAGGACCATACGAATAATTTTATCGTTTGTTACCCATACGTTTGCTTGAAGTTCATCAAAATCTTTTAAATCGTCTGGTATTTCCACACCTTGCTCTTCAAGCATTTCTGTATCTATAGTTCCCCAATATTCAAGAACTTCAAAACGCTCAATACCATGTTCAGGTGCGTAATCTTCTAAATCATCTTCCCAATATTTTTTTGTATAATTTTCTCCCATAGAAATACAATCATCAATAACATTGTCGCGGAAGTACGGACGCTTTTTAAGATTACGTAATTGTGTTCTTGAAAGTTTGTGTCTCTCAATTACAAACTGTGCTTCTTCCATATTGTTAGCGTCAGGGTCGGGATAAAAATTCCAAACAGATACATGGGATACCTGTGGAACTGTTTTAAACATAGGATCATATTGACCGTCTTCTCCCCAATTAGGATACTCTTTATCTACAGCAAACGGTCCTTTCATTACACCTGTGCCAAATAATGCCATTTCAAAAGCAGTAGATCGCAAATATTTATTAGCACTAGACTCCTGTAATTGATCTTGTATTTTTTTCTCCATTTTCTTTGCAGAAATTTGTGCAGGACTAAATGTAATGGCGGTGGGTGTTGTACCCGGACCTTCTTTTAATTTATCCTCAACAGGAGAAAGTTTATTACGTAAAGCTCCTAACTTTTCTAATAAAGAATTTTGTGTAGCACCACGAGGAAAGTCTTGCCCATCTCCTTCAAAACCATATGGACTTTCCAACGCATCTGTATCTGTAGTATCTTGTGGAGCTTTAGGATCAAAATGAACACTTTCAACAACTCCTTCTGGAAGCTCTGTTGGTTCAATTGTTATAGGAAACTTTTGACCCGCAAATAACACGTCAACAATTTGCCCATAGGCAGCGAGTGTTTTTGTTTTAGTTACCTTAATAAATACTCTAGACTTTTCAGATTCAGTAAACTGCACGTCAGGTCCATATAAACCCCGATAATTTCTGTACGCCTTTAACCAACGCTCTTCATCTTGATAACGATAGTCTTCTGCGCGAGTAAATTTCTCCATAATAAAAGGAACAATGCCAGCTATATCTGCATCGTCCTCTATAGAGTTTTCACTATCTTCTAACGCAATAGCGTCATCTTCCATCATAATTTCATCATCAGCCATGTATTTTTTCCTTAGTACCCAAATGTTGCGTCAGCAACTGACATTGTTTGTTGTGGTCTACCTGTAGGATTATAGTCAAAGATACTAAACCTTGGTCTTGACATTATACCATAACGCAACGCATCATACAAGTGATCTTCTGAATGTGTGTCGATATCTTCTGGATTTCTTTTATCAATTGGTAATGCTGGTAATTGTGATATTGTATTTGTGCAGTTATCAAAAAACACTAGTCTTGGTTCGTCTGTATACTCATCTATCTGTAATCTTCTGTGTATTTCATTCTTTCCAGAAACTCTACTACCTTTACTTCTATCCGAAGGTCGCCACCTACATCCTTTCATTATCATTTGCTCTGCCAAACTAGGTCCAGTATCTCCACGCTTATGCCACAAAGAGCTATCAAGAACGCCATACTTAATATTACCATCACCAGCTTCAAGATCTAAAATTTGATCTGCCAAATCCGCTGCAAGAACTTTAGAAACGTACAACTCACGGTAAACAATAATTTGTTCAGAGGGTGCAACAGCGAACCAAAGAACACCAGAATAACTACCATACCCATAATCACAAGCACGAAACTTAACCCAATTAGAAGGAATGTCAAAAGGCTCAATAACATGAACATCTCTATTAAATTCTGTAAAAGCAGCACCCTCTTTAATATCCCAATCACCATCTAACAATTGTCTTCTTTGCTGTTCAGGTAAAGACAAAAGCATTGCTTCGTAGTCACCTTGAGTACAAAGATATGGATTGTCAGATAAACGAGCCGGGATAAATCTCCTTTTAAAAAGTGGCTTCCCAGCTTTAGAGTGTCCTGCTGGGTATCTTAAAGTTTCTCCTGTATCAATATCTGTAGCGTCAAAAGGTTTATCGTATGCGGATGGGTCAATAAACATTTTTTTAACCCAATGATGCCCCCTACCTCCGGGGTTTGTTGTAGCCCTCATGTAGATAGGTAAATCAGGGGCAGTGGATCGTAGACGAGATCGCATATAATTCCATGCGTATGGTGTGGCCCATTGAGTTAACTCGTCAAACCCTATCCAGCTAAATGCTAGACCCTGATATCGCAAGACATCCTCATCTCTATCCAGATAAGACATCCACAATCTTGCGCCAGATGGTGCGGTCCACTGCATCTTTCTCTCTGACCATTTTATTCCGGGCCAGATTTTTGGGTACAACTCTTGCGATTTAAATATAAGTTCTCTTAATTCTTCAGTAGTGTGACGTAACAATAGTCCACTAAATGCAGGATGCCCCATGTAACGTAAAGGGTCAGCAAGCATGGCGTAAGACTTACCGCCTCCTGCTGAACCCCCATATAAAACCTCTCTTTCACTAGCTGCTAGAAAATTTGTTTGCGGCCCATCATTAGGTTTAAATATAACATTTCGTTCTTCTTCTATCGGAAGAAGTTTCTCAGTTTTAAGATCAACCTCTTTGATAGTTACTTGTTTAGACTTTTGCGCCCGTTCTTTTGGCTTCGATTTCTTTCGCCTTGGCGATTGCCTTTTCCGCATAGTTTGCCCATCTGCGGAGGCCAGCAGCTTTTTTCTTACGCTGTCGCTCATTATCTACTCTTTTCTTTAACCCTACATGTGAAATAGATCTGCCAGATTGTTTGGACAACCAATTAGCAACTTCACGATATGAATACTGTTTAAGATGTTTCTTTGCCTTTTCTAACAAATCTAATTCAAGGGGTATAGGGTCTAGAATGTCTGGGTCTTCATTACTTTGCATATATCCAAATGGAACTGTCCTTGCAACTTTAGGAATGGGTATCCATTCATTTTCTTCCTTAATATCTATTGGTTGAGGGAGTTTCCATTTACCTATACTTCTAGTCATTTTTTCTTTTTCTTATTGCTTTCTTTTAATACCTTTTTTGCTTGTTTAGCAATTCGTACAACTTCAGTCTTACCCATAACTTTTGCACGTTGTTCCATAACTGTAAGTATTTGTATTTTACGTGCGTATGGTTTTTTAATTCTCTTAACTTTAGCTACTGTAGCCCTTGCATCTGATGGAGTGGCAAATTTTATTTTGACGGTATCCTTTGGATTTTCGTCTGTGTAAAGTCTTCGCCCAGATCCTTTTGGTTTTTTACCTGTGCCTTTTTTGGGGTCAGGCATCTACTCTTCATCCTCTACTGGTGCTTTTGGTGGCATAAGCATTACTCCACCTGTAGCCTCTACCTGCATCTTTTCTGTTTTAACTAATCCGCTACGATCTAATAATTCTTTAGCGGCTTGCATTTTATCTTTTATACCAAGTTCAGTTGGATCGTACAAAGCTCCTGTCATTGCCATAGCTGCTTTAGGTGCGTTACGTGCCATAAACATTTGTGTAGCTTCAAGTATCTCTTCTTTAAGACTACGAACAACAGATGTAGTGGGTGTATTGTTAGAATAACCTGCTAGTTTTTTTGCAGCAACAACGTCGCCACCTGCGTCCTCAAATAAAACCTCAAGGAACTTTTGTTGTCTTTCATTTAATTGTCTAGCCATATTATACTACCAATCTGTTTTTGTGCCAACACGCATTTTATCAGCTAATCTATTAGCCCTTGATTTTACCTGCGTAGCCCATCTAGAATCTAACATTTCGGATGCTGCGCCAGTGAAATTTTTATTATATATGTTTTCCCACATGCGTTTAAAACCACATAATCTTGGCACTCCCATATTAAATGCCATGTCCACTAAAACCATTTGTCTAACAGGATCAAGTTCATTAACACAAGGATGCTTTTGAAGCAGTTCTGTTTCCACAATTCTAATATCATTTGTAGCTAGATATAAAGCTTCACCTTCATTAATACCCACAGCATATACCTCTTCCATAGAAGAAACATGCAGCATATCAAACTCTTCATCTGATATTCCACGATCTTTTAGATTACGCCCTATTCCAATCGTGTCAATACCTAAACTATCTTTGTATACAGTAAGGACAACACCCTCTGATCTTTTTAATTCTTCTACTAACTCTATTGTGTTATATTTCATTTTTTGTTAGTTACCTTTATTGAAGATGTAGGCTGTGGAGGATGTCTGCCTTCATGGTTTACCCAAACAGCAAACGCCCCTGTCATTGCACCTGTTACCACACTAACAAGCCCAGCTTGTGACGGTGTAGGTGCAGGTAATGTCATAAACCATTCTACGACACGCCAACTCATAATTGTCATTACAAACATCATAAATCTAGGAAGTAATTTCCACTCAAGTATTTTTTGTGCGGCCATAAAAAATTCCTATCTTTTCATATTATTTCTTTCAACGCCCTTCCACTTCTCAGCAGTTCTCATGCCGCCAAGACCAAGAAGTGCAAGAACTAAACTTGTCAACTCCCCTGTTTGTAACACAGGTAGTGTTATCGTAGGATACCAAGTTATAATAATCCACGATGATATTGGAGCCAGTATAAACTGCCATCCAAGAGCCACAGCACATATCCACATGATGGCAGGTCTAGCTCCGGCAACAAAAATAGAAGGATGTCTAGCTTGTTCTATATTTGCTTGTGCTTGAGCAAGATCAAGACTAATCATCTGCTGTTTTAGTTCTGCTTCCAATTTTGTTTTAAGATCTTTATCCTCAACAAACTTATCGAGAACCTTACCAGCTACACCTACTACACTTTCAGCTAGTCCTAACATTATGCCATGCCCCTTCTAAATTTAGCAGTTCGCTTTGCAACACTCTTTGGTTGTTTAACGAACTGCTTACCCTGTCTCATACCCTTTCGTTTAGCTCTAGAAGTTGAAGCGTATTGACTAGGGGATAATGCTTTGATTGCCTTTTCAGGCAAATATCTTTCGCCAGTTTTCAAGGAAGGTTTACCTGACTTAGTACGCCACTTTTGTTTTGTCCAAGACTTTAAACTCTTTTGTGATTTTTTAAGACTCATAACTTTCCTTGCGCTGCCATATATACTAACACTATAATACCAGTTATTAATAGTACAAAAAAACTAATTAAACCTCCTACTATTGAACGATATACTATTTTCTCACGTTTAGCTACCGCTTCTTTTTCTGATTGCCGCCTAGCTCTTCTAGCTTCAGCACAATACTTTTGATAATCTGTCCATAGTCCCGGTCTACCTAAGTAGATCATCATTTGCTTTAATTCTGATTCTTGTTCTCTTATTTTTTCTAAAGCAAGAAACGCTTCAAGATCAGACTGATTTGCTTTTGATTTATCCTTACCAGCAACCCGACGTTGTAGTTCTTCTTTTCCACTTACAAATTTAGCAATAGCCTTTCCAGCACTTAACAAGTCTTGTCCGTTGGAAACAACTTGCTTGATAACGCCGAAAGCTGCATTGCAAGCTGCAATTTCAGCTAACATTATATGTATACCTTATTTTAGGGGTAAATTAGTTTAGGCACACAGTTATCAGAACTATACTAGCTCCTGTAGCCGCCACCTTTCTTTTTATATTCTGAAGCCAGCAATTGAGCTTTTCTCGCACTCCATTGACCCGGATTTCCGCCGCGAGATCCTGCTTTTATTTTGTTAAATAATCTCTTTCTCATTTCTGGCTTAGTGTAGTTGCCAGCCTCATTAACTCTACTTTTGCTCTTCGTTTTAGGCTTCTTCGATTTGCGAGTTTTTGTAGCCGTGCCGCCTTTCGAGTAGCTTTTTCCTTTCGAGACTCCTTTAATCGTCCCTTTGTTTGCTGACGCATAAAATACCTCTTTGCCTTTTTTAGAACCATAACGACTAGTCATGGCTTTTTTAATCTTTTTTCCTTTTGATGTCAGAGGCATTTTCGTTTTCCTTTACTGTCTAACAGGATCAAAATATTCTCTTGATGACACTGTTACATTCAATGTCATACCAGCTTCCATGAAACAAACAATTTTATCTTTTTGATGTAGTAAAAATTCACCACTACTTATTAAATTAATTACACTATTAGCTGATATAGAAAGCCCATTAGCTAAATACTTATAAGAGGTGGAGTCATTCTGATAAAACTGAACATATGCTTTTTTTGCTGAAGCTGTGCCATTACTCAAATGCAAAAACTTTATTAAAGCACTGTGATTATCTGGCACAGTATACACTACATCAGCAGAAGCATCAGCACTTGTGCTTGTAACTGTAATGCTTTCTGTTGTAAACTTAGCTGTATCTAAATCAGGCATATTATTTTCTTAGGTAGTTCGATGCTTTTACATGCCTCTTATAAATCCACTTACCAAATGCACAAAAGATACATCGTTTACATGTAAACAATTTACTTAGCCACAACAAAACACAAGCGTAGTATTTAACAAAAATGTTGCTTAACTTTTTTGCTTTTGTTAACATTTTTCTTGTGACGACCTTTACGTCTAATACGTTTTTTAGATTCATAGTTACTCAATCCAATCGCATGATTTTTTGGCATAGTTATTTTTTCTTAACCATTCCACCGCCACGCATCATCTTCTTTTTAGCCATGCCGCCACCACGCATCATCTTCTTTTTAGCCATACCACCGCCCCGCATTTTTTTCACGGTAGCCATGCCGCCACCTCTCATCATTTTCTTTTTTCCACCACGCATTGTTTTCTTACGATTCATAGCCATTACGTAATCTCCTTCTATCTAGAATTAGGCTGTTATATATATGGTCAGGAAAACTTTTATAATAATCTGTTTTCTCTAACTCTAATGATGCGTCATCTAATTTTGATAACGCCTGCAAGAATACCATAACGTACTCTTTTTCTTCTTCGCCTTGAAACTGGTAAGACGATAACAAATCAAAGTCAGCATCTTCGGCGTCAAAGTCAGGATGAAAACCCATAAGGTACACATCCTTTTTTAATAAAGAAAATGTTTCATTGATACCGTCAACAACTCCTTCAAAGTATGGTTGATCTGGTATCTCGTAACTTGCCCAGACTAATACATCACAAACAGATGTATCTCTTGTATAATTATACACTACATTAAAAAGGCTATCAAAGCTTTCGTGAATAGAAAAGTGTACTCTATTATCTAGCCACGCCTTTCTAGCGTATGGGCATGGGGGCAATCCCCCTAGTTTATCACTTGGCTTTTCAAGAAACTCTTCTGACCAAGTACGTATATCAATTTCAATAGGATGCAAATTATGAGTTCTTTAAAATATTCTTTACTACGTCTGGGCGTTTTTTAGCTAGTGCTTTAAGTCCGGGGTTAAGCTTATCCGTTACCATTCCCCCTGTAGCGTAGTTATGCATTTTACCATTAGCCATACCACCGCCCATCATATTAGCTTTTTTGGCTTTCTTCATTTTCTCTTTTAATTTCTTTTTTGGTATGGCACTTATGCCAATAGACACAACCGTGACCATATCCTTTTTACCTTTTTTCTTGCTATGTTTAGCCACGGGACTTTCTCCTATTGTCTGTTACGTTAAGGACCATACCACCTTTACGGAAGTCCATTGCCCCAAAATTTGTCTTTTTAACCATACCACCTTTTTGGAAGGGTGTATCACCTTGGTCCTCACGGTCCCTAGATATAGCTCTCATTTCAGAACGAGACATACCTTCGTATGTTCCTCTACCACTCTTAGATGGAATTTTAATACTTTGACCAACACGAATCTTGTTAGCGTCTTTAATGCTAGGATTAGCTTCCATAAGTTCTTTTAAGCTAACTCCTGCCTTACGTGCTATGGCAGATAGAGTATCACCACGTTTAATACGTGCCGTTCGACCAGAAGGTGTGCGAGTTCTAGTAGGTGTTTCTTTTGCTACTTCTACTTCAGATTTAGGAAGTGTACGAGTTTTAGTAGGTGCTTCTTCCGCTTGGGCTTGTTTTTTCTTTCTATCAGGTATAGCAGACATACCAGCAAGAATACCTGCACCAATTCCTATTCCTGCTCCTGCAGCAGTTGCAGCCCTACGTCTTTCTTTTTTAGCAGCTTCTCTAGCAGGTGCAGCTTTCCTATCCGCTTTACCCTTTTCGACTGCTTCAAGAGTTTTTTTACCACGAGTTGGTTCAGCAGCATCTCTCTTTTCTTTTCTCATCTTATTTGTTTTAGCAGCAGCATCCGATTGCTTTCTTTTTGTTTGAGCTTTTTTAATTGCTGCTTTAGCTGTTGTTTTTACTGCTGTGCGCCCTGCTAATGCTAACAAACCTCCCGGTGCTGCCGTTACAGCAAGGTTCAATAATTCTTTACCTGCTCTTTTACGATTTTCACCTAGTCTTTTTTCAGTAACTTCTGCGCCAATCTTCTTTGCTTGAGCTTGCGTCTTACCATCTTCAAGTGCTTCTTTAGCGGCTTTGACTCCTGCTCTAACTGCTCTCTCTTCACCGGGAGTGCCTTTAATAGCTTTAATAGCAGCACTCATGCTTCCCCGTTTAGCCATCTTACATATTCCTTTTCTAGTTATACAAAAATTTCTTTAGTGTGAGATGGTTTACCTACCTCATATGTCTGCCCGTATCTATCGTACAACGTAACAGATGATTCGGATACCCTCACAACAGGACCATCTATTTCATACTTACGAGTGACATAGGTAATATCATCACCGCCACCCTTTACCATATACTGCTTATGTACTTCTACTGGTTGTATACTGCCAGCCATTATAGATTGATATACTGGCTCAGTCATTATTTACTTCTACGTTTAATGCCCTTAACAACCTTTTGACTTTTAGGGGGCATCTTCTTTGATCCACCAGATCCAGCCCAAAACAATTTATTTGCCCAGAAAGCTGCTGATGTTTTTCCTTTTCTTATATTTTTTCCGTGTCTTGATTTAAATGATTTACGTGCTTCCTTAGAATAATTGTGACCCATCTTCTGATCACCAAAACGAATAATCTTTATTCTTTCTCCATCACGTACCGCTACGATACCTTTCTTCGTTGCATGGTCTGGAGTGCGCTTGGGCTTGTTTAAACCTGATAAGCCATATCGTTTTAGCTTATTCTTTTCAGATTCACTTAGAGCCATTATTCTCTCTCGCCTGTATTCTACGTGCCATCATCTCTTCTGCGATATTACGATACGTTGTAACAATTACAACATAGTCATCGTCATACACAATGTATCTGTCATTTACTCTTTTCAAACTTATCATGTATCAAGACCCTTAACCTTCTTCTCTATTTTTTTAAATTCTTCAGAGTCTTTTTTAGTTACACAGAGAAACTCACTTACTTCTGCCCCCTCTATATTACTATAAGTTTGCTCACCAAACAATACTAGATCGCTAATGTTTTCTGTAACATATTCAAAACATTCTATCTGAGTTTTAAACACTAATTCTTTATCGTGTTTATGACTAACGATAAATGTATTACCACCTAGATAATCTTCAAAGTTTGGAAAAAACATTACAATAATGATTATAAATTTAGCCATTTACCTAATCGCCTTTATCTGACCAACCCTCCAGTTTCATGGCACTTTCTACTTCACGTAAAGAAAACTTACGACCGTATCTAGCACGCAAAGCATTACGTACATAGAATACATCGCTATGAGGAATATGTAAACGATCCAATGAATAGTTACGAATGCTATCGTAGAATGCTTCTATAACATTGTCTGTGTATAGTTTTACTGATTTTTTATACATTGTCAAGAAGTTATTTATACCGTACATCTAAATGTACAAGTACGTGATATTTATTCTAAACTAAAGAGCAGTTATACTGTTACAGTTAAATGCCTTTAACAAGAAAATGTCTAATAACATTATAAGTGTATTAGCTAAGTGTTATTTTATTAAGCTGTATAAAGCAGTATACTGAATCACTTATAGTGTTATGTTTTGTTATATATAATTATACTTGATTCGTGATAGTATGTCAATACAATTTATGTGATAGCACGTATTTTATTTATGTGTGTGATATATTTATCACAGTATTATGTGTGATAGGCACTATATATGTTGTCAGTTAGTCGTGTGGTTAACACTTCAAAATCCTGATCTGTGTATGTGTGTGTATACGTGTACGTAGGTACGGGGGGTGGCCCATGCCCGACACCTTATAAATAACAAAAAAACACCCTTTGCCTCGTGATTTTTGACGTGGTGAAAGCATAAAACCATAATCAATCCACCATTAAGCTATAAAATCCTTATATATCAATAACTTAGCTATATATTCTAACTGTTATAAAATCAGTTTATATATTTAATGTGTCAAGAATAGCCTATTTTTACCATACCCCCCGATGTGTAATGGTCGGAGCATATACCCCCATAAAAAACGTGGTCATATATCCAATATGTCCAACCTTGGACATTTTTTTATTCTGATTTATGTAATAAAAACAATGACTTGTAAAAGTTATCCACAGGTTGAATATTTTTTTGTTTACAAGATATCTGATTTTGCTAATCTGAGGTTGTTACTTACTTAAACAACTAAACATAAGGATATGCATCATGCAAAACGCACAATTCAAAAACGCTCTGGTAATAACTAAGAGACAAGAAAAAGCATTGGAAAACGCAAAGGCCAATAAATTTTCTTCTATCCTCCGATTGGCAAGAATACTTGCACACATAAAAGGGGATAAAAAATCGGTATCTCAGAAAATGTTAGTTGAATATGGTTTGCAATTTATTGATCGTCGACGACGCTCCGACGCTGGAAAGTTATTATCTATAATACAAAATGATTTTACCGGATTTTGGGAATTGTACAGATCTGGTCGGTTTAGCTCAGTCCATGGGTTTTTAAATGAATACCGGAAACTGAATAAACCAGCCAAGGGTGAAACATCACAAGGGGAAAAATCGGAGGGTGATAGCACTCCCGAATTATCTGAAGCATTGCCTGAGGGTATGACCGCTATTGAAATGTCGGCATTCGTTGCCTCATGGTGCGAAAAAAATGATGTCCCGGTTGCTGATGTTTTCCGCCCATTACTAGGCGAGAAAACCATGTTGAAAATGGCAATGGTTCCAACTAAAAAAGCAGCATAATCTAAAATAAGGGGTGGCTATTTGTCACCCCTATTTTCCCTATTGCTAGAATATAAAACATGGGGTAACGTGTTTTATATTGTGACAATGAGAAACAAAAATAGGAGTTTTAAAAATGAATAAATACGATTTTCTAGGCGTGTTATTTTTTGCCCTATCAATCGGCTGTATGTACTGGGCTGATAACGTGCCAGCAAACCAACCCCATATTTTAGCCTTGCTGATTTCGTGCGGGGTAGGTTTTGGGTTTATGTGTGTTTTTATGTTTCTAAAAATGTCCAAGGTTGGACAATCTGACAGGGGTTGATAAAATGTCTAGAAAACATGGTGGTATAATGGTTCGCGAAGTATACAAATTAAAATCGGCTTGGCCTAGAATACCACGTAGTAAATCGGGTGGTGAAGGTTCGTTAAGCGGTAGTGTTGTCGATTATAAAGAGCGCAAACGCGAGCATGACGCAAATCAAAAACTGGCAGAAATGCGTCAGCGATTAATTGATAAAGGCTTGCTGTAATATGTCCAAGGTTGGACAATTTAAATGAGAGGATAAAACAAATGACAAATTTTGAAATATTTATAGCCTTGTGCGGTTATGTAATTGTTGCGCTAGGCGTTGGCGTGTTAGTCGCTATATCGGGTTGACGTGTTACAAGTTTGCTAGTATAAGTAAATCAAGTTAAACATATGAGGAAAAACAAATGAGCGGATATATTATTTATGACGGACCAAGCTTATTGGATGGCAAGGGTATCGTGGTCATCGCGTTGGAAAAATCACGCAATAATAAGACAGGCGATATGATCCAAACCTTGATCCTTGTAAAAGATACGGACCCCATCACGGCTAATAGAACAGGCAAGGATTTTTCTATCTGTGGGGATTGTATCCATAGGGGTAAACCCCATGATGGTGACAAGGGTGGGGCAAAAGAACGCTCGTGCTATGTCATGCTTTTGATGGTGCTATCTGTGTTCAAATCATATCGCAAGGGTAATTATATCGAAAGCATGGGCCACGATAACTTGCGGCGCATTGGTGCGGGTAAACGTGTCCGGCTTGGCACATATGGCGATCCAGCGGCAGTGCCAAGTTATATCTGGCAAAGTTTGTTGACCGATTCACTAGGTCATACTGGCTACAGTCACCAATTTAATATCAAATCCAGCGATTTTCGGGCTGATATGTTTATGCGTAGTGCTGACAATCTGGATGAGGCAAAGCAAGCGTGGGCAATGGGGCAACGCACGTTTAGAGTTACAACCAATGTGCAAGATATCGTGAAAGGTAAAGAGATTATATGTCCGGCCACTGAGGAGGGCGGCAAACGTACGACGTGTGAAGATTGCTTATTATGTGCGGGTACTAGCAAACAAGCCAAGTCGATTGTCGTTGCTGTACATGGTGCAGGTAAAAGTAATTATGCTAGTGCATAATGTCCAAGGTTGGACATTTTTAAATGATGGTAAAGTAGGGATAGATAAAATGGAACAATCACAATTAGAAATTGAAGAATATCTTGCAGAGCTAAGAGAAGAAGAATATTTTGCAGAGCTGAGAGAAATTGCTAAAGCTATTAGTGATGCACATCAGCCCATTACTAAAATTGATCATAGTCAGTACTGGTGCATTGCGGGTTCCGAAATGGAATGGAAATAGTGACTTGACGTGCTGTCTGTTTTCTTGTATAAATAATCATCAACTAAACAAACGGAAGGATAAACAAATGAAAACGCCACAAGTAAAACCATCTTGGAAATGGGGTATCTGGAATGGTAAAAACGTGATGATAAATAGTGACAGCAAACCCGACAGTGTGGAAGTTCTTAAAAAAGAAAAGAAAGAGGGATAAACAAATGACTACTCAATACAAATCACTCAGAGAAAAGATTGCGGCGGAGACAAAAGAGCGCAAAAAGAGATACCAATTCTATGAACAAGTAGTTTTAGAGGCTCACATTGTAGCGCATCAGGCGGTAAAGAAACATACGCCTACCCCAATGCACGTCACTGATGGCAAAAATAATTGGGTGATAGATGATGGCGTGTGTGGGTTTGCTGAAGTCCGACTGCCCAAGGGCAATACTTCATTTGCTAGATGGGCCAAAAAGAATACCAATTTTGAGAAACATTGTTATGGTGGGCTGTCTCTCTGGGTATCTGATTACAATCAGTCGATGGAACGCAAAGAGGTATACGCCAGAACATATGCCGATGTTTTAAACAAGCATGGCATTGATGCCTACGCAACATCAAGAATGGATTAAGGGGAGTAAACAAAATGAAACTGCGTGACGATTTAGAAAATAGAATACTTAAAACTGCTCTCAGAAAAATAGATGGTTTTATACATCGTTCTATAGATTTTGGAACTAAGCTAGAAAATATATCTGAAACAGATATATGGTTTGACATACATGATCAGGTAGATAATACAAGATATACTGTTGATGTATCTTGGGAGTATCCAAGTAAGGAGAATCCTTTTAAAAGTTTTTTTTCTGTCACTGTTTATCCACTAGAGAAATACCAAAACGAGTTTGGTGAAACACTCTACAGAGACATAACGGATGGCGATTGCGTGGTTCTTGTAGGAAATGATTGGGAAAAAGAGGAGAAAAATAAATGAAACTGTGTGACGATATGGACGACACAGTGGTAAGTCTTCGGGGTTTTACACGAGGGCAACTATCGGATGCTTTCCACTCAATCTGTGACCCTGACAATTGGAAGATGCCGTTTGAATGCGTCATCTCTGACTGTGATTTTGATCTTTACAATGAGGCTTGTATGTTTTTTACTGGGGCAGAACTTAGGGTAGTTGAATTGTTAGGTGGATATAGCAAATGTCGTTGTATAGGATATTATGAAGCAATAGGAGCGTAAGATGAGCAAGGAATATTGGCAGGAGATCCAAGAGGAAAACAAATACTTCGAGGAGTATGACAGGCTGACTAATATAGAGGGGCTGTCCATTAAGGAAGCTGAAAGACAGGCAACTATAAATGTCCAAGGTTGGACAAAGGAGTAAAACAAATGACGCGCAAAGATTTTCAACTCATAGCCGATGTGTTATATGATCACAAAGTAAAGGGTATCTTTACTATAAATGATTTAGTAGAAGCATTTGCAGAGAAACTAAAACCAACAAATCCTAGATTCGATGAGGGTATATTTAATAAAAGAGCAACTAAAGGCAGATAAACATAGAATTATGGGGAACTCTGGAAGAGCTAATGTATCTATCGCGAGTGTATTAAGAGGGTACACACAAGCCAGATATAGATGCAAGATAGTGTTTTACCTCTTCACTATCTAAGGTAGGTTCGATCCCTACCTTCCCCACATTAAATGTCCAAGGTTGGACAATCCTTATCGTTACTAGTACAGGGTGATGAACACTATGAAAAATAAAATATCTAGACTACGCAGTACGCATCACAAATACATGAGGCAACTCCGGCGTAGTGGTGCGGGTGGGCCGCACAAAGATATGTCAAAGCAATTGCCTCGTGATGCCAAACACAAAAGGGTAAATGACCATGACTATGAAAACAAAACAGACAAGGAAAATAATTAAAGCAATGAAAGCATACGCTGATCCACCTACATCTTTTGTTGTGATACATAACACACACATAAAAGTATCGTGGACAATGCTAAATGACCAAGGTAAAAAAGTCCGTATCATACAGGTGCTAAGTAGTTCACCTAGATCATTAGACTATCACATTATTAGTGCTAGGAACTGCTTGCGTAGAACATTTAAACAGAATAACATAACACAAGAAGTAAACTTTTAGGATGGAGATAAACAAATGAAGGAAAGACGCAGTAAATATCCGAAAGAATTATTTCAATGGATCATGGATTTAACCGCCGTTATTGATATTAATACTGGCAAACCTCGCTACACGGCTACTGAGATAGCTAGTATTCTTAACAAACGTATGCCATCTCTTCATTTAAATAAGAACAAAGTTTTAGGGCATAAGAATAAAGGTGGAGGCTGTGTTCCTGATCCGATACAAAGACACTTACACAGAACGGGCATAAGAGAACCTGCCTATGATAAGTCATATATCAATCACATAAACAAAAATTACTTTTCAGAAGAGGAGCAATCTAGGCGTAGATTGATTGACGCTTTGAAGGGTGACAAAAGATTTCCCAAAGCTAACTCAGATAAACCATATGAGCGTGAGAATGTCCAAGGTTGGACATTTTAAATGAGACTTGACAGTAACCTATAACTTGTGTATACTTCTTGTATAAACAATAAGGAGAAAACAAAATGAGCATTAAAGTTAAACTAGCATTACTCAAGATGAAGCTGACAGGACAGAAGCCGTCCATAGATAGGACTAACTTTAGACAGTATAACTGCATGGGTAAACACTATGTAGGACCAAGTAAGAGTGGTAAGTTCTTTCAGATAAATGATGGCTTACGCATACGATACTATGGCAATCCATTTTGGAACCTATATCGTGTAACCTCTTTCAATAACACAGAGTACACAATCAAGAGAGCGAGGTAGAATGGACTGTCCCAAATGTAAGAGGGACATTGGTCAACGTGGCGAAAAGGGTGTGTTACTCGACGGCAAAGCTGTGTGTTGCTATTGTTGGATCAAGGTAGATAAGGAGAGACACAGTGACAAAGAAAGAATTAGACACACGATTATTCAATCACGTTCATGTGCTGCGTGATGAGATCGAGTTGCTGAAGGTTTATGCAAAAGGTAACACACCTGAGTTCATTGATGACGTTAAAACTACTACTGATATGTTACACTGGCACATTGAACAGATAATGAAAGAGGATAGCTAAGATGAGAAATACAAAAACAGTTACTGGTATGTTTAATAATTGGTATCATATACAACATTTAAAGATTGAAATTGAATATCTAAGCGACTTGATTGATCCAAACATAGGTGGACAAGGACACATCCATACTACTATCAATACACTAAAGCATAGATTGAATGAGCTAGAAGAAAGTGCGGAAGATGGTTGAGTTTATTATTGGAATTTTAATAGGGTTGCTGTTGTGACTGATAACATTGTGAGTCTGTCGGATTTGATTGAGTCTCGCTTGCGTAAAGAGCAAGAGTTAGAGTACTATCAAGAAGCCCTGACTCGCCTTGTAAAAAAGGTTAGTATACTTCAGAAAGAAATTGATATAACTAATCTTATTATAGACATGATTGAGGGTGAAAAGGTAATGACAATAGAGGAGAAAATATCCAAGATGATTGAGGTAGAAAGTAATGACTGAAACATTTAACAGAATAATACTAAACATGGGGGATAGATATTTTTTATCTATCATTCAACCTAAAGATAGCAAATGTCAAAGAGTTGAAGTAATGCTCATGTCTCAAAATGATTGTAAAGGACAGGTCGGCCCCATCTTTGATCTAGATGGTAAGGGATTGAAAGATGTTCTAGAAAACTTTCTTAAACTAACACAACAACCATACATAACTAACTATCAGTTGTCCAAGGTTGGACATTTGCAAGAAGGAGAAGACTAATGCCATTTGATTTTATGCCAGACCCTTACGGTCCAAACTTTACACCGGAGAATATGCCAACAAGTTTGGACTTTGATCCTGTGTTTGAGCCAACCAAAGTTGAAGGTAAGAAGTACGTTATTAATTCAGAGACAGATGAATACCTAGCGGTAGTGGGTGACTCTTTCACCTGTGCGTCACACAGGGACTTTTTCTCTGGTGTAAAGAGAGTTGTGACAGAGAACTTAACTCCTTACGAGTGTGAGGGTATGATAACCTCATGGTCAATAGCCCACAAAAATGCATGGGCCATGATGAATATGACCTTGCCTAAAGTTACTGCTAAGATTATTAGTGATAGACACGAGACTAACATAGCGCAGAGAATCATAGCGTTACACGGTATTGATGGTTCATGTTCTAATCAGGTGTACTTTGGTGCTATTGATTTCTTTTGTACAAATGGAATGATAAGAGGTGAGCATGACAAGGTGAGAAGAAAAAATACTTCTAACTTTACCATGCAAAGATTTGAAACAAGTCTTAGAAAGTCAACACAATCTTTTTATGAACAGTCAGAGACACTGAAATCATGGGCCAAAAAGCGTTTGTATATGTATGAAGTTAGACAAGCATTAGAGAAGCTAATAAAGTCTGAGCGCAAGGTAGATAAGATGTTGAACCTGTACTCACAAGAGTCCACGGTGCGTGGGCAAAATGCATGGGCATTGTATAGTGCCTTCACTAACTATGCTTCTTATGCTGACGAGCGTAATGGGTTCTCATTGAAGGAATCTAAGGTAGACTCAGCCGCTGTTTCTATGTTCAGCAGAGAACATGAAGTAAGCAAGTGGATTGATAGCAATACTTTCAAAGAGTTAGTCGCTGCATGAAACTTCCACGATATACACAAGCCCGTAAGCTGGCTAATGGTATAGTCCACTATCGTTTCAATCCACCCCAACGTCTAGTAGATACTGGGGTGGTTGAACGAGTGGAACTTGGTAGAAATTTTGAGGAGGCAAAAGCACAGGCTAAAATATTAAACAAACAAATTGATGCATGGCGTAAAGAGCAAGCAAAGATTGTAGTACTAACAGGCAGCAGCACCTTGTCTATGTTGATGGATTCCTACTATAAATCTAGTGATTTCAATATGTTAAAGCATAAAACTAAAGTAGATTATCAATACTTTTTATCTGTATTACTGGAGAGCTTGGGCGACTGCCCAATCAAAAAAGTATCTACACGACAAGCTAAACTTGCATATGAAGACTGGATTGGTAGGGGCATACACTTTGCAAATCATGTCGCTACTGTATCGTCACGGCTGTATCGTTACGCTATTGATATGGAGTATACTGAGTTCAATCCCTTCTCAAGTATTCGTAGGAAGTCACCAAGACAACGCAAAGTAATGTGGAGTAAAGAGCAAGTAATAAAGTTTCTTGATGAAGCATACAGTGATTTCTCTACCCGCAACATAGGCTTGATAGTGCAGATGACATACGAGTGGTGTCAGAGATTAGGTGATATGAGGTTACTTGAATGGGACATGTTTGACTTTGACAATCGCAGGTTAAACCTTGAGCAAAGCAAACGTAGAGCGCAAGTATCTCTGCCCATCAGTAATGATTTATATCCAATGCTGCTAGATCAAAAAGATGACTTTGGTTTTCAAAAGTATGTAGCACCTAGACCTAGACCTAGAGAGGGGCAGTTCCATCCATATACACTGGAAGGTATGTCTACTATGGGCAGGGTGGTCATGGAAAAAGCAGGACTACCAAAGGATCTACGGCTAATGGATCTCAGGAGGACAGGCACAACAGAAATGATAGAGGCAGGTGTCGGTATGGCACAGATCATGTCAGTTACAGGACACAATAATCCACAGTCTGTTAAACCGTATATGAAAAATACGTACACAAGTGCAAATTATGCATTGACTGAAAGGGCGAAGCATGATACAAGCACCTCCAAGTGCCGAACAGGAAAGTGATATATCATGTATAATATATATAACATTGTAAGTGATATGAACGTACCTGTGGGGACTACCAAGCGTACAAATTGTCCTGTTTGTAAAGGTTATAATACATTTACAGTGACTAATAACATGGGCAGTTTAGTTTGGAATTGTTACAAAGCGTCATGCACTGTTAGTGGTGGTACTCGTACTCATCTATCTGTCGAGGATATTCGTGCTGGGTTTTCTGGTGCTGAAGAGTTTGCTGATCAAATACAGTTTACAATGCCTGAGTATGTTGTACCAGCTAATCGTGACGTAGTTGAATGGGCCTCTAGTCTGTATCAATTAGACGCTAAGAAGTTGGGCCTCATGTATGACGTTAAGGAACACAGAGCAGTGTTTCCCATAGTGCATGAGGGCAAGACAGTGGATGCCACAGGCCGTGCTATCCGTAGTCGGTTACCTAAGTGGAGAAGGTATGGAAAAAATAACTTGCCTTATTCGTATGGGTGTGGTACAACCGCTGTCGTTGTTGAGGACTGTGTGAGTGCTGCAGTTGTTGGTAGTGATGTGCGGTGTGGGGTTGCCGTGTTGGGTACGTCTCTATCAGAGTCACACAAGAGGTACTTATCACAGTTCTCGACAGCTATTATAGCATTAGACCCCGATGCTTTGAAAAAGAATCTTGCAATAGCAAAAGAACTAAGAGGACATGTACAAACAGTAAAGGTATTAAGATTAACAGACGACCTCAAATATCGTAACCCTGTAGATTTTGAGAACCTATCCAACATAGGAGAATAAAATGGAATTATCCCTCATACGTAGTTTGATGGACAAGTCATTCTACGATGATCATCGTGGAGCTAAATGCCCCGACAGACTTTTCAGCCAAGACGTAAGAAAGATTAAGCAAACAATTGATAGTGCTATGTCGCAGTATGAGCGAACAGTCACACCTGATGAGGTTGAGGCACTATTTATATCAAACAATCCTACTTTAACTACAGCACAGAAGACTGCATATCAGTCTTTATTTGCTAAAGTTAAAACAGAAAATGTGATGGGTGAAGACATAGCCCAAGAAGTTTTGTCCAAACTGTTTAGACAAATAGTGGGAGAGGACGTTGCTAACATTGGTTTTGATATGGTCAATGGTGACGTGGCCTCTCTCGAAAGGTTAAGAGATCTTCTTGAAAAGTACAATGATGATTTCATTCCTAATCTCAATGTAGAGTGGGATGACATCAGTATTGAAACTTTAATGGCTAAAGCAGAACTTGAAGCTAAATGGGCATTTAACATACCTAGTGTAGCTACCAAAATTGAAGGCATATCCGGTGGGCATTTAATTGAGATAGGGGCTAGGCCCAACACAGGTAAGACATCTTTTCATGCCAGCGTAATTGCTGGACCCAATGGCTTTGCTAGGCAGGGAGCCAGTTGCATTACCTTATGCAATGAAGAGAGTTATAATCGTGTTGCTTGGAGATACCTTACTGCCGCAACAGGTATGTCACAGTACACTGTTTGCAAGAATTGGAGCAAGGCAAAAGAATTATATAAGCCTGTGTATGACAACATAAAGATTAAGGAGAGCAGTGGTAGAGACATGGCATGGGTTGAGTCTGTGTGTAAGTCGTACAACCCAGACGTAATTGTGCTTGACATGGGTGATAAGTTTGCCGTTAGCGGCTCATACGCTAGGCCAGATGAGGCACTAAAGGCATGTGCCATATATGCTAGGCAAATAGCCAAGACGTATGACTGTGCCGTGCTATACATGTCTCAGCTATCTGCTGAAGCCGAAGGTAGAGCGCAATTGAATCAGGCTATGATGGAAGGATCTAGAACAGGTAAAGCTGCTGAAGCTGACCTTATGATCTTGATAGGCAAGAGTGCTAGTGTCGAAGGACAAGAGGAGGAGAGTCCCCTGAGACATATTAATATTGTCAAGAACAAATTGAATGGCTGGCATGGCATGGTCAATTGTAATCTCGACAATCAAACTGCAAGATACGAAGCATGAAGATAACTTTGGATGTTGAAAATACTACCACTAGCAGAGGTGGTAAGATGCACTTTGACCCATTCGAGGAGAATAATTCTCTGGTGATGGTGGGCATCTTAACTGACTTTGGGGAAGAAAAGATATTTACGTTTGACCATGCAGAAAAAACACCAGACATGTTATCTCATGGTCTTCAAGAGTATCTGGACAAAGCTACTATACTTATTATGCACAATGCTGCTTATGATTTAGTATGGTTATGGGAGTCTGGATTTAAGTATGACGGTCCTGTGTATGATACCATGCTCGCTGAGTACATCTTACAACGTGGTCAGAAGGAACCATTGTCACTAGAAGAGCTTGCTAAGAAGTACGAGCTAGACACACAGAAGCAAGACACTTTAAAAGAGTATCTATCTAAGGGTTATAGTGTTAGAGACATACCTCATGCTGAGTTGTCGATGTATCTATCTGCTGACTTACAGGCAACACAGCAACTGTGTAACAGTCAATATATTAAGTTAAATCATGCAGAGAATGTCGGTTTATTTAATACAGTTCTACTGACAAATGAAGTTGCTGCATGTCTGGCACGTATGTACAGTAGAGGTTTTGCAGTTGACGTTGCCAAGCTTGAAGAGGTCAGGCAGGAGTTTGAGAAGGAGAAGCTAGACTTAGAGAAAGCTTTGAATGATCATGTCAGGCACTTGATGGGGGATACTCCTATCAATTTAAATAGTCCAGAGCAATTGTCTTGGGTTATCTATAGTCGTAAACCTATCGACAAAAAAGCTTGGGCCAATCGTATAGATCCTTATATGGATAAGGACAGTTTCAATACCGCAATGGACGTTAGTACTGAGCGTGTGTACAAAACACAAGCTGTCATGTGCAAGACATGCAATGGTACAGGTAAGATTAGAAAGACAAAGAAAGATGGAACACCTTTTGCAAGATCCAATCGCTGCAAGGTATGTAACGAAGCTGGCTATACTCTTACTAATACTATACATCTTGCGGGTCTTAAATTTAAACCGCCCAATGCTAAGTGGGCTAGTGCAAATGGTTTCACAACGAGTAAAGGTAATCTACAGATACTGGAATCGTTAGCTACGACAAAGCAAATGTATGAGGCTGCTGACTTCTTGTCTAAGGTGAGAAGATTGTCTGCTGTTGATACCTATCTGTCTTCATTCGTTGACGGTATTGCTTTGCATACAAAGTCCGATGGCAGATTACACGTCAAACTATTACAACACAGAACAGCGACAGGGCGTTTCAGTGGAGCAGATCCTAACATGCAGAACATGCCTAGAGGTGGCACGTTCCCTGTTAAGAAAGTGTTTGTGTCTAGGTTCGATGGTGGCAAGATAATGGAAGCTGACTTTGCACAGCTAGAGTTTCGTGCCGCTGCGTACCTGTCTCAAGATACTACAGCTATTGAAGAAGTATCGACAGGCTTTGATGTTCATTCTTATACGGCCAAGGTAATCAGTGATGCAGGTCAGCCGATTACTAGGCAAGAAGCTAAAGCACATACGTTCGCACCTTTATATGGAGCAACAGGATTTGGTAGGACAAAAGCTGAAGCAATATACTACAATCACTTTACTGATAAGTATAAAGGTATTCGCAAGTGGCATGATAAACTGGCAAATGAGGTTATGTCTAATGGTAAAATTGTAACCCCATCAGGAAGAGAGTTTTCATTTCCAGATGTTGTCAGGATGCAATCGGGTAGGATAACACACTTTACACAGATAAAGAATTATCCTGTGCAATCTTTTGCAACGGCAGATATAGTGCCACTAGCATTGATGCACATTGAAAAACTTCTTGACAATAGACAATCATGTATAGTAAATAGTGTGCATGATAGTATTGTCATAGACGTACACCCTAACGAAGAGCAAGACTGTATCTATGCGATTAAGCTGACCAATTCACAGTTGACTAATTTAATATCATCTAAATGGGGCATAAATTTTAATGTTCCTTTAGAATTAGAAGCAAAGATAGGTCCGAATTGGCTTGACACAAAGGACGTGGTGTGATAAAACTATGCATCTTTTTTGACGCATAAGGAGTTCATATATGGAAAGCACTGAAGTAACAACGATTGACACAAACAACTATGCAGCTATGGCTAAGATGTCGGGCATAGCTAATGAAGCTAGAGGCGAAAAGAAATCATCAAGCACTCTGGCAAGACTTAGAGTTAGTCATACTCCTATCATGGGAGAGACTGAGATAAATGGTAAGACAGTAAAAGCTGAAGTTGTAAGTGGTGGAACTTATAAGTTAGAAATTCCCAATGGTGCTACTTACTATGGAGCATCTATAGAAGTAAGACCATACCTTACAAGGTTTATGTATAAGAGATTTGTAAGAGGCACAGGTGATACATCTAATCGTTTCATTAAAACTGTAATGGCGGATGATCTTAATATAGATCTGAAGGATAATGATGGTGGTTTCAATTGTGGTAAGCCAGCGGGTTGGATTGAAGACTTTAATAATCTTCCTGACTCAACTAAAGATCTTATCAAATCAATCAGGAGAACAAGGGTTGTGTTTGGTACAGTAAAATTAGTTAATGCAGTGGATGAGAGTGGCGAGTCAGTAGACGTAGATGAAACGCCATTCATTTGGGAAATAGATAATCGTGACGCATTTAAAAATGTAAGCAGTGTGTTTAATAAACTTGCCAAGATGCAACTCATGCCATTGCAGCATGTGTTTACTTCTACTACAGAGTCACGTACTATTCCCTCGGGTCAGGTGTTCTATGTGCCTATCACCAATCTCAATATTACAAACAAGCTTGAGATAACCAAGAATGATCACGATATGTTTGCTGACTTCTTGGCGTGGGTAGAAAACTACAATAAATATATTTTAGGTGAGTGGGATGAGAGGCAGCATTTGCATAAAGAGGAATCTCCATTCGATGCGTCTGAGATTGTAGATATTGAAGTGGATTTGGAGACTGCATAATGCACCATCCTGCTGAACTGGCGTTACATGCATACATGGAGAAAGCCTGTAAGGGTGAGTCCACCATGTCAGAGGACACAATAAATCAAATAGCCACTGATGTGTCCAAAGCATTGCAACGTCAGTTTGGTGGGGGGAATAAGAGGAATAAGTTTAGACTTAGAATGTCCAATGTTGGACGCCCTACTTGTCAACTGTGGTACGAGAAAAATAAACCAGAGAAGGCATTACCCCCACCCAACACCTTTGTAATGAATATGATGCTTGGAGATATAGTTGAAGCTGTATTCAAAGGGTTGTTAAAAGAAGCAGAAGTAGATTACGAAGATTCAAAGGAGGTAACATTAGAGTTAGATGAAAACACTAACATTAATGGGACTTATGATATTGTCATTAATGATCGTGTAGATGATATTAAATCTGCATCTAAATGGTCTTACGATAATAAGTTTAAAACATATAGTTCTTTAAAAGAACATGATGGGTTTGGTTATGTTGGTCAACTTGCAGGATATGCCAAAGCTTCTGGTAAAGAAGCGGGTGGATGGTGGGTAGTTAATAAAGCTACAGGCCAGTTTAAATATTTACCTGCTGAAGGTATTGACATTGATCAAGAGGTTTCCAATATAAACAATGCAGCTAATAAAATTAAACAAAATAAATTTGAACGCTGCTTTGAGCCTGAACTAGAATTATTTAGAGGAAAGCCGACAGGTAATAAGATACTGAATAGTAACTGTAAGTTTTGTTCTTTCAGATTTGATTGCTGGCCTAATCTAAAAGAGGTTCCCTCAGTCGTATCTAAAGCAAAGGAACCTAGAACTGTTCAGTATGTACATATCGAGGAGTAGAAAAAATGTCTGACAATATTTCTCTTGATGCTCTTGCTGAAGAGATTAAACAAGCAGAAGAACATATCCGTGAATTAAAGAAACAATACAACGAACTTAAATATGCCAACTTAAATTCAGCACGAGAGGCACTGCGAGATGCAGAGGAACGTGTGCGTCAAGAATATAGAGATCTGGGGTACGGTTCTTTAAATATTCCGGGTTATAAATATTACTGGAGAAACCTAAATTAGTTTTGCTAAATCACAAACAATTTCGGGCAGCACGTAAGTATGGATATCGTAGTGGTCTAGAGTATAAGGTTGCAGAAGCTTTAAAAGAAAAAGATATTAAATATCTTTATGAAGCTGTTAAGATTGAATGGGAAGACCTTGCCTATAGAACTTACACACCAGACTTTGTGCTGCCCAACGGTATAATCATTGAAACAAAAGGAATGTTTACTGCTGCTGACAGACGTAAGCATCTTTCTGTGCAGAAGCAACATCCAAAACTTGACATACGTTTTGTTTTTGAAAACAGTAGACGTAAGTTAAGAAAAGGAGCCAAGTCTACCTATGGTGAGTGGTGCTATCGTTATGGCTTTAGATTTTATGATAGAATTATTCCCGAAGATTGGTTACTTGAAAGAGGTAAGAACAAACATCAAAAGTTTATTAAGTTTAGTGGGACTAAAATTAAAAGGAGATACGAATGAATGACAATGATGATCTAGACTTAAAACTTTTTGATTTTCAACCTAATGATTTTATAATAAGAATACGCCCCGAAACAGAGGAGGGTGCGTGGACAGGTGACGTTAACATTACTATTCTTAATAGCAGTAATGTAAATATGACCGAAGAAAGTTATAGTGACATGATGCATTTCTGTAAAATGCTCTGTTCTACCGTGCCTATGATGGAAGAAGATGAGGATTTTAGAAACTTTGTTTCTGATTACGTTAGTCAAAATATAGATGGACAAGACTTAGAAAATATTGTAGAAGACACACAACCTCGCTCGTTCTCATCAGAGGGTGACAATATAATACGTTTAAACTTTGGAACTAAAACTAAAGGAAACGCATAATGACTGATTATGGCAAGATTATACGAGAAGAAGAACATAAACGTGAAATGCTTGCTGTTGACCATCCCCCACATTATAACAAACATGGCATAGAATGTATCACTGCTATTGAAGCGGCTCTTGGAGATGGGTTTAAGTTCTATCTTCAAGGCAACATTCTAAAATATATGTGGAGATATGAATATAAGAACAAGAAAGAGGACTTGTTAAAGGCACAGTGGTATCTCAGTAAACTTATTGAGATATATAAATGAAAGTTAAAATATTCTTAACTCTTGAGATAGATCCTAATGCATATTGCGTACCCTCTGATCAGAATGTAGCAGAAGAAATAAAAGAGAGTTTACAAGAATACTTGTATGACATAGATGGCGTTTACATTTTAAACATTAAATCTCTTCAGGAGTAAGAATAAATGACCTATGATATAACGATCTCACCAGAGAGAGATGATCTTTTTGACGAGCTAGGTATAGCACGTCTTAAAGAATCATACATGATGGAAAGAGAGTTGTCTCCGCAAGAAAGGTTTGCCTATGTTTCCAAACATTTTGCTTCTAATCAAGAACATGCTCAAAGACTTTATGAATATTCTTCAAAACACTGGTTATCTTATTCAACACCTATTCTATCGTACGGGCGTTCACGGGGTGGCCTTCCTATTTCTTGCTATCTTAATTATATACATGATAGTTCAAAGGGCTTAGTTGATAATCTTAGTGAAACTAATTGGCTCAGTATGTTGGGCGGTGGTGTTGGCATTGGCTTTGGTATTAGGTCTAGTGACGATAAGTCTACAGGAGTTATGCCACATCTTAAAATTTATGATGCATCTAGCTTGGCGTACAGGCAAGGCAGCACTAGGCGTGGTAGCTATGCCGCTTACCTTGACATTAGCCATCCTGATATTCTTTTGTTTCTGGAGATGCGGAAACCTACTGGGGATCAAAATTTTAGATGCTTAAACATGCATCATGGTATTAACATCACTGATGAGTTTATGGGTATACTAGAACACGCTATGGTTAATCCATACTCAGATGACTCGTGGGATCTGGTTGATCCTCATAGTAGTAAAGTACGTGATGTAGTAAGTGCCAAAGAATTATGGCAGCGCATACTTGAAATGCGTATGCAAACAGGGGAGCCTTATTTACATTTTGTAGATAAGTCTAACGCTGAGATGCCATCATGGTTAAAACAACAAGGTTTAAAGATAAATCAATCTAATCTTTGCTCAGAGATTATTCTTCCTACATCTTTTGACAGGACTGCCGTTTGCTGTTTGTCTTCTGTTAATTTAGAATATTATGATGAGTGGTCAAAAGATAAATATTTTCTTGTAGACACATTAGAGATGCTAGACAATGTTCTTCAATCGTTTATTCAAGATGCTCCCAATAGCATTAGTCGTGCTAAGTTTTCCGCCATGCGTGAAAGGTCAGTCGGTGTTGGAGCATTGGGATTTCATGCATATCTACAAGGCAAGAACATTCCATTTGAATCAGCAATGGCTAAGTCAATCAACATGCGAATGTTTAAGCATATACGAAAAGAACTCAATCATGCTAACAGAAGCTTGGCAGTTCTTAGAGGAGAAGCACCTGACGCAACAGGGACAGGATTACGTTGCAGTCACGTTATGGCAATTGCACCCAATGCTTCAAGTTCAATTATTATGGGAAATACGTCACCATCAATTGAACCTTGGAGAGCCAATGCCTATCGCCAAGATACGCTTAGTGGTTCCTTTCTAAACAAAAACAAGTTCTTAGATAAACTAATTAAAGAAAAGTGTGAGAAAGATAGCAAACTAAATTATGATCGTATTTGGTCAAGTGTTATAGCTAATGATGGATCTGTTCAGCACTTACGTTGTCTTGAGCCAAATGAAAAAGAAGTGTTCAAGACTGCTATGGAGATAGATCAACGGTGGGTGATTGAACATGCAGCGGATAGGCAGCAGTATATAGATCAGTCACAATCTCTCAATGTTTTCTTCAGACCTGATGTTGACATCAAGTATCTACATGCTGTACACTTTATGGCATGGAAGAAAGGTTTGAAGACAATGTACTACTGTAGATCAGAAAAGATTGGTAAGGCCGATAAGGTAAGTCGTAAGATTGAGAGGCAGATTATAGATGAACTTAGTATGGAAGCACTTGCTTCTGGTGAAGAATGTTTAGCTTGTGAAGGATAGATCAATATGATTGAAGTACCTATTACAGATAAGATGCGTTCTTATGCTCATGCAAAAGCAAAGGAACTGGGTGTACTAAACAATTCAATTACACGAGGAAAGGGGAATGTCATAGGTTTTCTTGGTGAAGTAATGGTTGCGGATTATTTTGACTGTAAGTTAGATAACTCATATCAACACGACTTGATGTCACCTAATGGTGTATTACTAGAAGTAAAAACAAAGAAAACTACAGTGACTCCCAAAGACTATTACGAAGTTTCTATTGCTAGGTTTAATACAAAACAATCTTGTGATTACTATGTTTTCTGTAGGGTTCTAGAGGATCAGAGTGTTGGGTGGATCTTAGGATATGATACTCCCACTGTTTACAAAGAAACATGTAAGTTCTTGAAGAAGGGTGAAGTAGATCCAGATAACAATTATACAGTAAAAGCAGATTGTTACAACAAGCCTATAGATAAACTAACAGTGCCAGATAACTTACACAAAGTATCCGGGTGGTAATAAATGATTAAGTACATAGGAAGTTGTTGGGCATCTATAATGGACAATAGATACAACCCACTAAGTAATATACCAAGTATGTCAGTTAGACATATGATAATGCAGGTTTTAGCATGGATGTGGTGTATTATATTTAGTATTTATGTTGGATCTTTTGTTGTATTTGGCATATCTGCAATAGCACATATATTATTAATAGCAGGTCTATTTATAACTGCTATAACTTTTAAGTTAGCAAAAGATAAACCACAAATATTTACAGGGGGTTTAGGCAGAGGAGCAGGGGGAGAACATGAGTAACTTAAAATTACAAGATGAGAGAGATTATTTTAAACCTTTTCATTATCCTTGGGCATATGACGCATGGAAAAAACATGAGCAATCACACTGGCTGCATACCGAAGTGCCAATGATTGAAGATGTAAAGGATTGGAAAGATAAACTATCTACAGAAGAAAAATACTTTCTTACAAACATTTTTCGTTTTTTTACACAGTCAGATATAGATGTTGCAAGTGGTTATGTGAGTAATTATTTACCTAACTTTTCACAACCTGAATTAAGGATGATGCTACTATCATTTGCTTCTCGTGAGGCTTTACATGTTGCTGCTTACTCACACCTTATTGAGTCATTAGGTATGCCAGAAAGTACATATAATGAGTTTAATGAGTACGCAGCTATGAGAGACAAACATGAGTTCTTTAAGGCAAACGTAACATCAGGTAAACTGCCTATACCTTTACAGATAGCAGCTATATCAGCTTTTACTGAAGGCTTGGCGTTGTTTAGTAGCTTTATTATGTTACTTAATTTTCCTAGACACGGTAAGATGAAGGGCATGGGACAGATAGTTACATGGTCTATCGTAGATGAAACACAACATACAGAGGGTATGATTAAATTATTTAGAACTTATGTAGAAGAAAACATAGAGATATGGAATGATAAAACCAAATCAGAAATCTATAAGACGGCAACTAAGATGGTTGAATTGGAAGATAAATTTGTCGATCTTGCGTTTAAGATGGGGGCAATTGATGGCCTCAGTCCGTCAGAAGTTAAGGAATATATTAGATATATAGCAGACCGTAGGCTTATATCTATGGGAATGAAAGGTATATTCAAAGTAAAAACTAACCCACTACCTTGGGTTGAAACTATGATTAATGCCCCTACTCATACAAACTTCTTTGAGAACAGGGCTACAGACTATGCTAAAGGTGCATTACAAGGAGATTGGTCAGATGTTTGGGCGAACTAAAGAACACTTACATGAAGTAAAAATGTCTTATTGGAAACATTTTTTGTTTGCCCTTAGTTTAATTCCTTACTTATTATTTGCAATAGTCTTTTCTATTATACATGCTATAGTGCCCGGACTTTTCCCTGACACTGTTAGTTCAATTATTAGAGAGGTAAGCTTTAAACTATTTGATGATGGTGGAGATAATGGCTAACAAGTTACTAGATAAAGCGTACCATAAAGGCTACGATGCATTCAAAGTTTGTGATCAAAAGAGAGATCACTTTTTTATTGCGGCTAATCCCATGAAGCCACACACCATGCAGCACAAAGAGTGGCAGCGTGGTTATGACGTTGCGTATAGCGACAATTATAAAAGGCTTATGAATGAACAAACTAAAAGAAGAAGCTGAAAACTGGATGAGAGACAAGTACTCGTA